ATGAATATACTTGTAACAGGTGCTAACGGCCAATTAGGAAATGAAATGCGCATTGTGTCTAAGAATACAAGCGACAATTATATTTTCACAGACGTGAATCAGGTAGAAGGTCTTGAAACTACCTATCTTGATATTACTGATATTGATGCCATTCGAAAGATGGTAAAGGACAATAACGTAAATGCTATTGTCAATTGTGCAGCATGGACAAACGTAGATGCTTGCGAAACCGATGAGAAGCTAGCTGCTCTTGCTGAGAACTGAATGTTGATGCTCCAGAAAACCTAGCTAAGGTAATGAAGGAAGTTGATGGATGGTTGATTCAAATATCAACCGACTATGTATTCGGTAAGGAGCCGTACAATATTCCATGCGGACCTGATCAAAAAGGTACTCCTACAGGTGTATATGGTAAGACTAAGCTACATAGCGAGCAAAAAATCATTGCAACAGGTTGCATATATATTATCATCCGCACAGCTTGGTTATATTCTGAGTTTGGGAAGAACTTCTGCAAAACAATGATCAACCTCACTGCAACTAAGCCTGCTTTGAAGGTCGTTTTTGATCAGTGTGGAACTCCTACATACGCATTGGATTTAGCCCATGTTATTATCACTATAATTGAGAAACCCCAGGTTGGTGTTTTCCATTTTTCGAATGAAGGTGTTTGCTCTTGGTATGACTTCACTCAGATGATTGCCAAGATTGTTGGCAATAATGATTGCGATATTCAGTCTTGCTATAGCTCTGAATACCCTTCACCTGTTACCCGTCCAGCTTATTCTGTATTGGATAAGTGTACTATTAAGGAAACCTTTTATGTAAAATTTCCTTATTGGATAGATAGCCTTGAAAAATGTATTTCAATTTAAAAAAAGTAAAGAAAACGATATGAAGAATATAGTAATTACAGGTGGTGCAGGCTTTATTGGAAGCCATGTAGTTCGTTTGTTCGTAAATAAGTATCCCGAGTATAATATAATTAATTTGGATAAGTTGACTTATGCTGGTAATCTGGCTAATCTAAAGGACATAGAGGATAAGCCAAATTACAAGTTTGTGAAGATGGATATTTGCGATTTCGATGCATTCTACAAGTTGATGCAAGAAGAGCATGTGGATGGTATCATTCACTTGGCAGCAGAGAGTCATGTGGATAGAAGTATTAAGGACCCATTCACATTTGCAAAGACCAATGTGATGGGAACTCTGTCTCTGTTGCAAGCTGCCAAACTTTATTGGGAAAGCTTGCCTGAGAAGTATGAGGGCAAAAGATTCTATCACATTTCTACCGATGAGGTGTATGGTGCGCTGGAGATGACGCATCCAGAGGGTATTGAGCCTTCATTTACAACCAAGGCTTCGAGTGGTGAGCATCACTTAGCTTATGGTGAGAAGTTCTTTACTGAGGATTTGAAATATATGCCTCACTCGCCATATTCTGCTTCTAAGGCAAGCAGTGATCACTTTGTGCGTGCTTTCCACGATACTTATGGCTTGCCTACTATTGTGACCAACTGCTCGAATAATTATGGTCCTTATCAATTCCCTGAGAAGTTGATTCCGTTGTTCATCAATAATATCCGTCATCGCAAGCCATTGCCTGTGTATGGTAAGGGTGAGAATGTGCGCGACTGGTTGTATGTAGAGGATCATGCGCGTGCGATTGATGTGATTTTCCATGAGGGTAAGATTGCGGATACTTATAATATCGGTGGTTTCAATGAGTGGAAGAATATCGATATCATCAAGGTGGTGATTAGGACTGTGGATCGCTTGCTTGGTCGCAAGGAAGGTGAGGATATAGACCTGATCACTTACGTTACTGATCGTGCGGGGCATGATTTGAGATATGCTATCGACTCTTCTAAGCTTCAGAAAGAGCTAGGATGGGAACCAAGTCTGCAGTTCGAGGAAGGTATAGAAAAGACAGTTAAGTGGTATTTGGAAAACGAAGCTTGGATGGACAACATCACAAGTGGAGAGTACGAAAAGTACTATGAATCACAGTACAAAGACTGATAGCTTTTCGAGCACATCTCTCTCTACACGAATATAAACAAGTAAGAGCATATGAAGGGTATTGTTTTAGCAGGAGGAAGTAGTACTAGATTGTACCCAATCACCAAGGGTATCAGTAAGCAATTGATGCCGATATATGATAAACCGATGGTTTATTATCCAATATCAGTACTTATGTTGGCAGGAATCCGTGACATTCTGATTATCTCGACCCCATACGATCTGCTGGGGGCTGGTAACGACTATGGGGTGAACTTCACTTATGCTGAGCAGCCTTCGCCTTATGGACTTGCACAAGCATTCACGATTGGTGCCGATTTTATAGGTAATGATAGCGTGTGCTTAGTATTGGGCGATAACATCTTCCATGGTGCGGGATTTACGAGCATGCTCAGGGAGGCAGTTCGTACGTAACTAATGATGACGTTCGTTATATTGTGGAAAGCATTAAAGAGGCAATCGTGAATATATCCTATTAGATTTATGAAATATGTAGGCCCCTAATTCATGCTATATACATGAATCCCTACATCTTATCGGTTGGGGAAAGTACAGCGGTACATACTTAACCGATGCCCTCATGTTGGCGTAAATGCCAGTATGAATTTCCTTTGTATATCAACTGTCTGGGAAGATCGTTGATATATTTTATTGATTAATAGCGGTTTATAATCTATCCTAAATAAAAAGAACTCCGACAGGGGCTTTTTCCTTTTCTATACGAAATAAAAACTGCACCTTTGCATCGTTGATCAACGAAATGTGAATAAAATAACTTGAATTTGAATCTTAAAAAAACGTAGTATGAGTGTAATTTACAAAGTCATTACGCGGCCAACGGATCCGCGTGTTCCCAATTCTCCTAAGAGATTTTATCCGCATCTGATTACCTTGGGACAGTCTGTCAGTTTGAAATATCTTGCAGAGAAAATGAGGGATCGTTCTTCGCTTTCTGTCGGTGATATCAAGAGTGTGATTCAGAACTTCGTGGATAAGATGAAGGAACAGTTGCTGGAAGGTAAGTCGGTGAATATCGAAGGCCTGGGTGTATTTATGTTGGCTGCCCGTTCGAAAGGTGCAGATCTGGCAAAGGATATTACAGCCAAGAGTGTGGAGAGTGTCCGTATTTTCTTTCAGGCAAATAAAGAGTTGCGCATCACAAAATCTGCGACCCGTGAAGATGAAAAGCTGGACCTGATCAGTCTGGATGAATATCTGAAGAAGAACAGCGTGGTCGTATCTCCCGAAGACCCGGAAAATCCGGGTGAAGGTGGTGGAGAAGGAGGAGGTGGAGTAACACCTGATCCGTCTGTTTAATTGATGTCTGCTAATTGACAGTTGATAGTATTTTATAAATGTTTAATTTGGAAAGTAGAAAATCTATGAAAAAAACTTGGAGCATGATTTTGAAAGTGATTATTGCTGTTGCCGGTGCAATTGCCGGAGTGATCGGTGTACAGGCGGCAACAATGTAATTGGTATCTTAGAAGATATAATTAGGTATGAATGACAGGCGGGAAAAATCCCGCCTGTTTTGCGTTTATACAAATTATTGTTAATCACTTCTCAATCACGAGTTAGGCATATTTAGCCTTAAGGTATTTAACAAAACTGAAATAATAATCAAACTCGTTGGTTGCGTTCCGGATTTTATCTACCTTTGCATCTTAATTTAAGCATCTTTTTAAGTAAGAATAAACATGATTCGAAAAATAATAAAAGCTCTTTGGATTTTATTGGCAGTCGTGGTATTGGCTATCGTTGTTATCTTTGTTTCTATTTCAAAAGGTTGGATAGGTTATATGCCCCCTGTAGAGGAACTGGAAAATCCAAATTATAAATTTGCAACGGAAATTTTCTCTGAAGACGGAAAGGTGCTCGGAACCTGGTCGTACAGCAAAGAAAATCGTGTATATACGGCCTACAAGGATTTGTCGCCTAATATTATCAATGCTTTAATCGCTACGGAAGATGTGCGCTTTGTAGAGCATTCCGGAATTGACGCCAAAGCGTTGTTTCGTGCATTTGTGAAACGAGGTCTGATGTTTCAAAAAAATGCGGGTGGGGGTAGTACCTTGTCTCAACAGCTTGCAAAACAGCTGTTTACTGAGAATGTGGCACGTAATACTCTTCAACGCCTTTTCCAAAAGCCGATTGAATGGGTGATTGCCGTGAAACTGGAACGTTATTATACTAAAGAGGAAATCCTAAGTATGTATCTGAATAAGTTCGACTTCTTGAATAATGCTGTGGGGATTAAAACTGCTGCACACACGTATTTCGGATGTGAACCGAAGGAACTGAAAGTTGAACAGGCTGCTACTTTGGTAGGTATGTGTAAGAATCCGTCACTCTATAACCCTGTTCGCTTTAATGAGCGTTCTCGTGGTCGCCGGAATGTGGTGCTTGAGCAAATGCGCAAGGCTGGTTATATCACTGAGGCAGAATGCGATTCCCTGAAAGCTCTCCCGTTGAAATTGACTTATAATCGTGTTGACCACAAGGAAGGAATGGCAACTTATTTCCGTGAATATCTTCGTGGAGTAATGACGGCACCGAAACCTGTCAAAAGTACCTATCGGGGCTGGCAGATGCAAAAATACTACGAGGATTCTCTTGCTTGGGAAACAAATCCGCTATACGGTTGGTGTGCAAAGAATAAAAAGAAGGACGGGACAAATTATAATGTCTACACTGACGGACTGAAAATCTACACAACTCTTAACTCGCACATGCAACAATATGCTGAAGAAGCGGTAGAAGAACATCTGAGCTTCTTGCAACCATTATTCTTTAAAGAAAAAGTGGGAAGTAAGAATGCTCCGTATGCGAGGTCTATATCGGCAAAACTTGTAGAGGAATTGCTGACAAAAGCAATGAAGCAAACTGACCGTTATCGTTTGATGAATGAAGCGGGAGCGTCCGAGCAGGAAATCAGAAAGGCTTTTGATACACCGCAAGAAATGACTGTGTTTTCTTGGACGGGAGCTAAGGATACGATTATGACACCCATGGATTCAATCCGTTATTATAAGTCTTTCCTGCGAACCGGATTTATGTCAATGGATCCGTTGAACGGGCACGTGAAGGCTTATGTGGGCGGACCGAATTATGTATATTTCCAATATGATATGGCAATGGTAGGTCGCCGTCAGGTCGGTTCTACTATCAAACCATATTTGTATACGCTTGCCATGGAAAATAATTTTTCTCCTTGTGATCAGGTACGTCATGTAGAGCAGACATTGATTACGGAAACAGGAGAACCGTGGTCGCCGCGTAACGCTAATAAAAAACGTTATGGTGAAATGGTAACTTTGAAATGGGGATTGGCCAATTCGGACAATTGGATTTCGGCTTATTTGATGGGGAAATTGAATCCGTATGAACTGGTTCGGTTGATTCATAGTTTCGGAGTACGCAATAAGGCCATTGATCCGGTGGTTTCACTCTGTCTGGGTCCTTGTGAGATTTCCGTCGGTGAAATGGTAAGTGCATATACAGCCTTTGCCAACAAAGGTATCAGGGTGGCTCCTTTATTCGTTACCCGCATCGAAGATAATGAGGGTAATGTGATTTCTACATTTGCTCCACAAATGGAGGAGGTGATCAGTGTTTCCAGTGTATATAAAATGCTCGTGATGCTTCGTGCGGTTATCAACGAAGGAACGGGAGCACGGGTGCGCCGCTATGGTATCACGGCTGATATGGGTGGTAAGACAGGTACGACAAACGATAACTCGGATAGCTGGTTTATGGGCTTCACGCCTTCATTGGTGTCCGGCTGTTGGGTAGGAGGTGACGAACGTGATATCCACTTCGGTTCGATGACTTATGGACAGGGCGCTGCTGCTGCATTGCCTATCTGGGCGAAATATATGAAAAAAGTATATGATGACCCGACTTTAGGATATGATCAGCAGGAGAAGTTCAAACTCCCTGAGGGATTTGATCCTTGTGCCGGTTCGGAAGCGTCGGACGGTGAAGTCTTTGAAGAAACCGGATTGGACGATCTGTTTAATTAAGAATCAGCTTCTTATGCACAAGTGTATTATTTGCATTGGAAGTAACTACAACCGGAAGGAGAATCTGCTTTTAGCACGAAAGAGATTAGCGGATTTGTTTCCTTCCATTCGTTTCACGACCGAACGGGAAACACAACCTTTGTTTTTCCGGAGTCCGGCGTTGTTCTCCAATCAAGTGGCACTGTTTTTCTCCGAAGCGGAAGAAGAAAAAGTGAAGAAGGAATTGAAAGCTATCGAGAAATGTGCCGGTCGTCGTCCGGAAGATAAGAAAGAAGAAAAAGTTTGTCTGGATATTGATTTACTCTCTTTTGACGACCGAGTGTTGAAGCCGGAGGATCTGAAAAGGGAGTACATCGTGAAAGGATTAGAAGAATTAAAATAAAATCAGATATGAAATTTCTGGGAATTATACCTGCCCGTTATGCATCCACTCGTTTCCCTGCGAAACCATTGGCTATCTTGGGCGGAAAAACAGTGATACAACGTGTGTATGAACAGGTAGCAGGGGTACTTGACGATGCCTATGTTGCTACGGACGATGAGCGGATCGAAGCTGCAGTGAAAGCATTTGGAGGGAAAGTGGTAATGACGTCTGTTGATCATAAAAGTGGTACGGACCGTTGTTACGAAGCTTGTACTAAGATCGGAGGTGATTTTGATGTTGTTGTCAATATACAAGGTGATGAGCCTTTTATCCAGCCTTCACAACTTAATGCTGTAAAAATTTGTTTTGAAGACCCGACTACACAGATTGCCACATTGGTAAAACCTTTCACTGCCGATGAACCGTTTGCCGTTTTGGAAAATGTGAACTCTCCGAAAGTGGTGGTTAACAAGAACTGGAATGCACTGTACTTCAGCCGTTCCATTATTCCTTATCAGCGTAATACTGAAAAGCAGGACTGGCTGAAAGGGCATACTTACTATAAGCATATTGGTCTGTACGCTTACCGCACGGACGTATTGAAGGAAATAACTGCCTTGCCGCAATCTTCTTTGGAACTGGCTGAGTCTCTGGAACAACTTCGCTGGTTGGAAAACGGATATAAAATTAAAGTAGGTATTAGCGAAGTGGAAACTATTGGTATTGATACACCGCAGGATTTAGAACGTGCAGAAGAATTTTTGAAGAGTAGGTCATAATATGAATCGTAAGATACAACCCGAAATACAAACCCTGAAAGATTTTCGTATTCTTCCTCCTGTCCGGACTACGTTACCTAATGGTATTCCGTTGACTGTAATCAATGCCGGTGAGCAGGATGTGGTACGCATGGATATACTTTTCGGTGGGGGACGCTGGCAACAGTCGCAGAAATTGCAGGCATTGTTTACTAACCGGATGCTGCGTGAAGGCACAAAGAAATATACGGCTGCCACAATTGCCGGAAAACTGGACTATTATGGTTCATGGCTGGAATTATCCAGTTCTTCGGACTATGCTTACATTACTGTTTATTCATTGAATAAATATGTGGCGGAAACGTTGGAAGTGGTGGAGTCGATGATTAAAGAGCCGTTGTTTCCGGAAAAGGAGTTGCATACGATTTTGGATACTAATATCCAACAATATCTGGTCAATACCTCCAAGGTGGATTTTCTGGCACATCGTAGTTTGTTACAGTCTCTTTACGGAGAACAACATCCATGTGGGAAGGTTGTCGTGGAGGAGGATTATCATGCTATCACTCCCGAAGTTCTTCGTAATTTTTATGAACGGTATTATCATTCGGGCAATTGCTCTATTTTTCTTTCCGGCAAGGTGACGGAAGATATTATTCGACGGGTGAAGGATACGTTCGGCTCTCCATTCGGGCAATATCAGTTGCAGACATCGAAATTAAATTTCCCTTATATTGCCGTGCCAGAGAAACGGATTTTTACGGAACGGGAAGATGCGATGCAAAGTGCCGTAAAAATGGGATATACTACTATCACCCGTGAGCATCCCGATTATCTGAAGTTACGGGTATTGATGACTGTATTCGGAGGTTACTTCGGTAGTCGCCTGATGTCTAATATCCGGGAAGAGAAAGGATATACTTATGGTATTTCGGCAGGAATTATGTTCTATCCGGATAGTGGTTTACTGATTGTTTCGACGGAAACGGATAATGAATACGTAGAACCGTTGATTCAGGAAGTGTATCATGAGATCGATCGTTTACATCAGGAGGTTGTGCCCGTAGAGGAACTGTCTATGGTGCGCAATTATATGCTTGGCGAAATGTGCAGGAGCTACGAATCGGCTTTTTCACTGTCGGATGCATGGATTTTTATAGCTACTTCCGGCTTGGGAGACGACTATTTTTCACGTTCTTTGCAAGCTGTACAGGAGGTTACACCTGCCGAATTACAGGATTTGGCGCAGCGTTATTTGTGCAAAGAGAAATTAAAAGAGGTCATAGCAGGTAAAAAGATATCATAAATTACTTTCCGGTAGGGGGCTTTTTGGGAGAGAAATCGTATCTTTGTCCAAATTGTAATTTTAATGAGTAACTACTAAAACCAATGAGGAAATATCTATATACTACACTTTTACTGGCTCTCCTTGCTCAAGGAGGAGCAATGGCACAAGATAACGAAGGAAAAAAAAGCGGATTTTTCGGAAAAATAAAAGATACATTCTCCACTGAAATAAAGATTGGAAATTATACTTTTAAGGATGGCAGTGTCTATACGGGAGAGATGAAGGGACGCAAGCCGAATGGCAAAGGAAAGACAGTCTTTAAGAACGGTGATGTCTACGAAGGGGAGTATATAAAAGGAAAACGTGAAGGATTCGGAATTTACATGTTCCCTGATGGAGAAAAATACGAAGGTCAATGGTTTCAGGACCAACAGCATGGTAAGGGTATTTATTACTTTATGAATAATAACCGTTACGACGGTATGTGGTATCAGGATTATCAGCATGGTGAAGGAACGATGTATTATCATAACGGTGATTTATACGTAGGGCATTGGGTAAATGATAAACGTGAGGGCGAAGGTACATATACCTGGGCGAACGGTGCGAAATATTCCGGGCATTGGAAAAATGACAAGAAAAACGGCAAAGGAACCATGAACTGGGACGACGGCTGTAAATATGACGGTGATTGGAAAGATGATGTCCGTCATGGAAAAGGTACTTTTGAATATACCAACGGCGATAAATATGAAGGCGACTGGGCAGATGATATCCAACACGGAAAGGGGACTTACTTTTTCCATACAGGAGACCGCTATGAGGGTTCTTATCTCTTAGGTGAGCGTACCGGTGCAGGGGTTTATTATCATGCTAATGGTGATAAATATGTAGGAAACTTTAAAGATGGTATGCAGGACGGAAGAGGCACTTTTACCTGGGCAAACGGTGCTGTGTATGAAGGTGAGTGGAAAAATAATAAACGTGAAGGTAAGGGTACTTATAAATGGAGTAACGGAGACGTATATGAGGGCGACTGGAAAGATAACCGCCCGAACGGTCAGGGAACTTTAAAAACTGTTGCCGGAATGCAGTATAAAGGTGGTTTTGTAGACGGTCTGGAAGAAGGACAAGGTGTACAGACCGACAAGAATGGTAACCGCTTTGAAGGTTTTTTCAAACAGGGAAAAAAGAATGGTCCTTTTGTAGAAACTGATAAGGATGGAAAAGTTATTAAAAAAGGAACATATAAGTTCGGAAGATTACAATAGAGAATTGTGGATAAATGATAGTAGGCTGCGCATTGCGTGGCCTATTTTTTTGTGTATATTATCCCTGAAGGGTAAAATAAAAACGGATAATGACCATGACAGTCATTATCCATTTTATTATTTTTCAGTCGACTCTTTTATTAAATAATATATTGTGAACTGATAGATTCGTTATTCATTACTCGTTTGATAGTTTCAGCAAACATATCGGCAATACTCAACTGTTTTACTTTCGCACATTTCTTTGCGTAAGGGATACTGTCAGTAAATACCATTTCTGTCAAGCCGGACTCTTGTACACGGAATGAAGCAGGGTCGGACATTACACAGTGGCTGGCAATAGCACGTACGGACTTGGCACCGGCTTCCAACATAATGTTGGCTGCTTTAGTGATCGTTCCTGCTGTGTCAACGATATCATCGATCAAAACAACATTTTTGTTTTTCACGTCACCAATGATTTGCATAGAAGCTACTTCATTTGCTTTTTCACGTGATTTGTTACAGAGTACCAATGGCACACCGAGGTATTTGGAGAAAGTACTAGCACGTTTTGAACCTCCTACATCCGGTGTAGCAATCACCAGTTCTTCCAGTTTCAACGACTGGATGTAGGGGAGGAATACGGCTGATGCATACAGATGGTCTACCGGGATATTGAAGAATCCCTGAATTTGATCTGCGTGCAAATCCATTGTGATTAGTCGGTCGATACCTGCTACTGACAGTAGATCGGCTACCAACTTAGCTCCGATAGATACACGAGGTTTGTCTTTTCTATCCTGACGTGCCCAACCAAAGTAAGGGACAACTGCTACAACGCTCTTTGCAGATGCACGTTTGGCAGCGTCAATCATCAGGAGAAGTTCCATTAAGTTGTCTGAGTTTGGGAATGTGGATTGAACCAGGAATACATGTGCGCCACGAATTGATTCCTCATATGAAACCGCAAATTCACCATCGGCAAAATGGGTAATGTTCATATTTCCCAGAGGACAATCCAGGCTTGCGCAGATTTTTTCTGCAAGATATCTCGAGTTCGTTCCCGAGAATACCATAAAGGGTGCTTTTTCGCTCATTTTGTAATAGATGTTACCTATTTGTTAATTTGCCTGCAAAGGTAGGAATTTCTCTTATTATTTAGAAGGACTTATTGTATAAAAAATATTTTTCTCTCCAATCTTATCGGAAATATTTGTAGATTTGCTTTCTGAAAACAGAAAATCACTAAAATGAGTTCACGCTTTCCTCTATATATAATAGGTATAGTGTTGTTTGCCTCTTTTTTTTCGTGTACGGATATGGTGCCGACAAAAGAGGTGCGGTTGATTGATTCGCTGAACGGGAAGGCGTATGCTTATCGTTACCGAAGTCTTGATTCTTCCTACAAATATGCTGATGCGGCCTATCGACAGGTAAATTTTTACAAATCGGGAAAAGCCGAAGCTTCTAATAATCTTGGTTTTTGTGCGTATATGAATATGGACTTTGACCGTGCGGAAGCATTACATAAGGAAGTCTATAAGCTGACAAAGAATGAACTCGAACTCCTGATTGCTGATATCGGGCTGATGAAAATCTGCCAACGGACGGCAATGAACAAAGAATATTATGATTACCGGAACAGTGCGCTTCGCCGCATGAAACGTATCCGCGAAGAAAGTGACCTCTTTGCCGACCGGCACGAAACACTTCGGCTGGACTATGCGTTTACCGAGTTTTTTATCGTTTCGTCTATCTACTACTATTATCTTCAGCAGCGGCAGGAAGCGATTGACGCCCTCAACCAGATTCCGGAGGATGAAGCATTGACAGATACCAATCAGTTGCTTTATTATCATTATATCAAGGGCTCGGCTTCATTGGTGGAAGCAAATAATCCGGAAGAAAGAAAGCTTCGTGAGTTCGACCAACTTTACTATACGTGGCGGACAGCCGTTCAAAGTAAGCACCCTTATTTTGAAGGGAATGGTTTGCAGGGATTGGCTAATCTGATGGTTTCTCCTGCCAACTTTGAGTTTTATCGGGTAAGGAGGACGCATGCACTCGACCAGTTCGATTTTCCGGTGGATTCGCTTATGCCTTTACGTATGGCGCAGTTGGCACTTGAGAAGTTCCGGGAATATGATGATTTGTATCAGATAGCCGGGGCGTATGTGTCTATCGGTAAGTATCTGAATGCGCATGGTCGTTATTCGGAAGCACTCGATACATTGACAAAAGCACTGGATTGTGTGAATCAACATCATCTGCTTTATTATCATTATAAGGCAGATACACTGGACAAATTGTGGCCTTATGCCGAAGGGGATACGACTTACACCGGAGTACCGTGGATTACGGAAGAGAAGGTTAAAACTGTTCCCGAATGGATTTCAAGGATTCGCGAGCAGTTGAGCGTTTCGTATGCAGGATTGGGAATGAAGCACGCATCGGACTATAACCGGAATATTTATCTGGATATTCTGAACTTTACACGGCAGGATAAGGAATTGGAGAGCCGCTATATTTCATTGGAAGCAGGTTCGCGGCAAATGACTCTCGTACTATCTGTGGTCATTGTTGGGTTGGTGCTGGTAGTTATTCTCTGGTGGTTCTTCAATAAGAGTTCCAAAACACGAAATCAGGTGGATGTGGAACGACTACAACAGATTCTATCGTTATGTAGGGATATAACTTCTTCTATTCCGATGAATGTTCCTTTAATTCAGCAAGGAATTGACCAATTATTCGGCAAAGGACGGATGACATTGGAAATACCCGAAGAGGGGAAAGCGGCACTTGTTCCTGTGCACCGATTAAGCAAAGACGAGAAAGCGCTGGTGCATGTGCTTGAGCCATATATTATTTGGGCTGCCGATAATGAACAAATGGTAGAGGCATTGAGCGACGAACGGATTCAATTGGAAAAACAACGGTATGTGTACGAGCAGCATATTGCCGGGAATAAACGCCAGAATCTGATAAAGAAGGCTTGTCTGGCGATTGTAAATGGCATCAATCCATATATTGACCGGATTTTGAACGAGGTACATAAGTTGACAGAGAAAGGTTATATTGACGATGAGAAGATTAAGAAAGAGAAGTATCAGTATATTGACGAACTGGTGACTACTATCAATGAGTATAATGACATTCTTGCTCTTTGGATCAAGATGAAGCAGGGAACTCTTAGCCTGAATATTGAAACATTCGGTCTTAATGAGTTGTTCGATTTATTGGGAAAGGGACGTCGTGCCTTTGAGATGAAAGAACAGACGTTAGAAATTGAACCGACCCATGCTATGGTGAAGGCGGACCGTGCACTGACCCTATTTATGATAAATACGTTGGCCGAGAATGCCCGCAAATATACTCCTGAGGGAGGTGTAATCAAAGTGTATGCACGTACTACGGATTCTTATGTGGAGATTTCTGTAGAAGATAATGGAAGGGGAATCTCAGCCGAAGATGTGGCACAGATTATTGGTGAGAAAGTGTATGATTCACGTGTTATCGGTATGAAGAATGCCACGGATGCAGATGAATTGAAGGAAAATAAGGGTAGTGGCTTCGGATTGATGAATTGTAAGGGAATCATCGAGAAATATAAGAAAACGAATGAACTGTTCCGAGTATGTGTATTCAACGTGGAAAGCGAACTTGGAAAAGGGAGTCGCTTTTATTTCCGTTTGCCTTCGGGAGTGCGCAAAGTAATTGGAGTGCTACTTTGCCTCTTACTTCCGTTTGGTATGGGGTCTTGTCTGTATGATCCGATTCCTCCGATGTTACAGGATACCGATTCGATTGTGGTTATTACGGATTCTGCTTATGAAGATTTGTTGGATGCTGCATCAGATTATGCCAATGCTGCTTATTTCGCTAATGTGGATGAGCAGTATGAGATTGCTTTGCAATATGCTGATTCTGCCATATTGTTGCTGAATGAGCATTATCAGAAATATGCGCGCCCGGATGCTACGCATCGGTATATGAAGCTCGTCGGTGAAGGTATACCTGCTGAGATTCTGTGGTGGAACGAACTTTTTGATTCGGATTATCATGTGATATTGGATATAAGAAATGAGGCGGCGGTTGCTTTTCTGGCATTGAAACAATTGGATGCGTATAGTTATAATAATTCGGCGTTTACAGATTTGTATAAGTTGCAGGGAGAAGATCAGACATTGGAAGGATATTGTCGGCAACTGGAACGTTCGAATATTAATAAGACAGTGGGAATTATCCTTTGTTTCGTTTTGTTGATTGTTTCTTTGGTAGGATATTATCTTTTGTATTTGAGGAAGCGAATACAAAATCGTTTGAGTTTGGAACAGGTACTTGAAATTAATCAGAAAGTATTTGCTGCTTCCCTGATTCGACCGCAGGAGCAGGAAAATGCAGAAGCGCTCCAAAGGGAAGAAAGTACGCTCAAAGAGATTCCGCAACGTATCGTAGATGAAGCATTCGGCTCGGTAAATGAGTTGTTGACGATTGACCGGATGGGGATTGCCGTTTATAATGAAACGACACATCTGTTGGAATATGCTTCGAGTCCCGGACAGGAAATGCCGGAAATGGTGCAGCTATGTTTTGATTCAAGAGAATATATTTCCGAGCAACATCGCCAGGCAATACCTCTCATGGTAGAAGCGGGAGGTGAACACCAATGTGTCGGTGTGCTTTATTTGGAACGAAGAGAAGGGACGGAACAGGAAACTGACCGTTTGCTTTTCGAACTGGTGGCACGTTATGTAGCTATTGTCGTATTTAACGCTGTGGTGAAACTGGCAACGAAATATCGTGATATTGAGTCGGCGCATGAGGAAACGCAACGGGCGTCTTGGGAGGACAGTATGTTACATGTACAGAATATGGTACTTGATAATTGTCTTTCGACTATCAAGCATGAAACGATTTATTATCCGAATAAGATTAAACAAATTATAGGTCGGCTGAATGCGCAGAACCTTTCGGAGAAAGAAGAAAAGGAGGCAGTGGAGACTATGACGGAGTTGATTGAATATTATAAGGGGATCTTTACTATTTTGAGTTCATGTGCTTCCCGCCAGTTGGAAGAGGTTACTTTCCGGCGGACTACGATTCCGGTTCAGGAGCTTTTCGAAACTGCCGGAAAATATTTCAAAAAGTCTGTAAAGAACCGTATGGATAAGATAGAGTTGGAGATGGCTCCGATAGATGCAAGAGTAATAGGAGATGTAAACCAGTTGCGTTTCTTATTGGAGAACCTGATTGATGAAGCATTGACGGTTCACGAAGACGGAGTATTGCGTTTGCAGGCTCGTAAGGATGATGAGTATATACGTTTTCTTTTCACGGATACAAGACGTGAAAAGAGCGTGTTGGAGTTGAATCAACTATTTTATCCGAATCTGGCACGTATGACGTCCGGAGAAAAGGGAGAATTGAGGGGGACGGAATATCTCGTATGTAAGCAGATAATCCGCGATCATGATGAATTTGCAGGGCGTAGAGGATGCCGTATTAATGCCGAACCGGCCGAAGGCGGAGGGTTTACGGTTTATTTTACTATTCCACGCAGATAATGAAAAAGAACACATATAAAGTTATTAGATAAGGAAATGGAAGAACAGAAATTTAAAGTTATTATTGTAGAAGATGTAAAACTGGAGTTGAAAGGTACAGAGGAGATTTTTCGCCATGAGATACCCAATGCAGAGGTTATTGGTACAGCTATGACGGAAAATGAGTTCTGGCCGTTAATGGAGGCACAACTTCCCGATTTGGTGTTGCTGGATTTAGGATTGGGAGGTTCAACCACTATCGGTGTTGATATATGCCGGAATATATTCAAACGTTACAAAGGAGTTCGGGTTTTGATATTTACGGGTGAAATTCTGAATGAAAAGTTATGGGTGGATGTGCTCAATGCCGGTGCTGACGGAATTATCCTGAAAACAGGGGAACTGCTCACCAAAACAGATGTGCAGGCTGTAATGGACGGAAAGAAGTTAGTTTTCAACTATCCGATTTTGGAAAAGATTGTAGATCGTTTCAAAAAATCGGTAGCTAACGATGCCAAGCGTCAGGAGGCGGTGATTAGTTATGATATTGATGAGTATGATGAGCGTTTCTTACGTCATCTGGCTTTAGGATATACGAAAGAAATGATTGCCAGTCTGAAGGGAATGCCTTTCGGAGTGAAGTCATTGGAAAAACGACAGAATGATCTTATAGGACGCCTTTTCCCTAATGGGGAACGGGTGGGAGTAAATGCTACCCGTCTAGCAGTGCGTGCATTAGAATTACGCATTATTGACTTGGATAATCTGGAGGCTGACGAAGAATAAATCTTGAGACAGATGAAGAATAAATGGCGTATGCCTCACCCCGCTACGATGTTCCTTCTGCTGACAATAGCAGTGGTCTTTCTTTCATGGATATGTGATATTTATGGATTGAAGGTGACGCTGCCACAAACCGGTGAGGAGATTCGCGTACAGAGCTTATTGAGTCCGGAAGGAATTCGCTGGTGGTTGCGGAATGCTATCAAGAACTTTACCGGATTTGCACCGTTGGGTATGGTGATTATTGCTATGTTCGGACTGGGGGTTGCCCAGCATTCAGGATTTATTGGTGCATGCATCCGTTTGGGAGTGGGGAACCGGAAGGAGAAAAGGAAGGTTATCTTGTGGGTAATCGTTCTTGGCTTGTTGTCCAACGTTATTGGCGATGGCGGATATATTATCTTATTGCCTATTGCCGCCATGCTGTTCCAATGGGTAGGACTTCATCCGCTTGCAGGAATTATTACGGCTTATGTTTCAGTGGCATGCGGATATAGTGCAAATATTGTATTAAGCACAATGGATCCGTTGCTGGCTCATACCACTCAGGAAGCTGCACTAGCTCAGACAGGATATCAGGGAAATACCGAACCACTTTGCAATTATTTTTTCATGAGTGCTTCTACCGTAGTAATTACTGCTATTGTTTACTGGCTGACTCAGAAATGGCTTCTTCCCGCTTTAGGAAAATATGAAGGAAGCGTGAAAGTGGAAGCTTATCGGCCCTTGTCCCGTAAAGAACGGCGGGCGATAATGATTTCGATTATTGTAGCAGGAATTTATGTAGCTCTTATCTTATGGCTTACGTTTTCTTCTCATGGGATATTACGTGGCGTGAACGGTGGTTTGATGCATTCACCTTTTATTGCCGGAATTCTTTTTCTTCTTTCCTTAGGGGCGGGCATCACGGGAATGGCTTACGGGTTCAGTTCCGGTCGTTATCGTTCCGACAATGATGTGATTGAAGGGCTTACCCAACCGATGAAACTTTTGGGTGTTTACTTTGTTATTGCTTTTTTTGCCGCTCAAATGTTCGCCTGCTTCGAGTATTCTCATTTGGATAAGTGTCTTGCTATTATGGGAGCTGATCTGCTTTCTTCTTTCGAGCCGGCTCCGTTGTCTGCACTTGTTCTCTTTATCCTGTTTACAGCGTTTATCAATCTGATTATGGTATCTGCTACTTCCAAGTGGGCATTTATGTCTTTTATCTTTATCCCGATGTTTGCACAAATGGGAATCTCTCCGGATATCGCACAGTGCGCTTTCCGTATTGGTGACAGCTCGACAAATGCTATTACGCCTTTTATGTTTTATATGCCTCTGGTATTGACATATATGAGGCAATATGATAAACAAGTTACTTATGGGACATTACTCAAATACACTTGGCGCTACTCTGTAGGTATTTTAGCTGCATGGACGCTATTCTTTATTATTTGGTATTTACTGAGGATACCAATGGGACTATAATTTATATTAATAAATCAACCATGAATGAATTAAACAACAGGGAACAAGAGCAATATGCCGAGCCCACGACAAAAAAGAGTAGTAAGCAAATCGTAAAACGTACCTTGGTGGTGATAGGGTTGGCTTTGGCGGTATATGTAGTATACTCCGTGATTTATCTGTTTATCTCACCCGATCGTAATATTCAGCAGATTTATCTGGTTCCGGAAAATGCGGCATTTATTATTCAATCATCAGCTCCGATTGAAGATTGGGAGAAATTTAGCGGAAGCGAAACATGGCAATGTCTGAAAAAAGCAAAGTCTTTTGAGGAAGTTACGAAGAGTGTGGAAAAACTTGATTCAGTTGTGAAAAGTAACAAGGTGCTGTTGTCACTTGTCGGCAAACGGGATATGCTTATTTCACTTCATAAAACCCGCGCGACTGATTGGGATTTTCTGCTCATTCTGGATATGCAGAAAGCTTCTAAAATGGACTTGGTGAAAGATCAGCTTGAGACGGTCCTTGTAATGAGCGGTTTCACTGTTACTAACCGGATGCATAGTGGCATTAACATTCTTGAGATGCGTGATCCGGATACGCGTGATATCTTTTATATTGCTTTTGTGGATAATCATCTGGTAGGTTCTTATACTTCCGGGCTTATCGAATCGGCTATTGATTCACGTAACAAACCTAAAATCGGACTTGATCAAGCTTTTATTGAAACCGAGAAACTAGTTTCCGGTAAGGGACTCGTCAGGGTTTTTATCAACTATGAGCGTATCCCACAGTTTATGTCTATCTACCTGGGAACAAGGAATGAATATATTGATATGTTCAGTAATTCTATGAATTTTGCCGGTCTTTACTTGAATATGGGTAAGGATAAAATGGAGGTGAAAGGTTATACGTTGAAGAAAGATTCAGTAGATCCTTATATCACTGCCTTGCTGAATTCCGGAAAGCATAAAATGAAAGCGCATGAAATCTTGTCCGGACGAACGGCCCTTTATACGAATATTGGTTTTAATAATCCGATGACTTTTGTGAAGGAATTAGAAAATGCCCTCTCTGTTCATGATAAACAGTTGTATGATTCGTATCAAAATTCCCGAAAAAAGATTGAAGGACTGTTCGGTATCTCTTTGGAAGAAAACTTTTTGAGCTGGATGTCTGGAGAGTTTGCTATTACACAATCTGAACCGGGGTTACTTGGGCGTGAACCCGAACTGGTTTTGGCTATCAGAGCAAAAAGTATAAAGGATGCACGTGAGAACATGGAACTTATAGAAAAGAAGGTCAAACGTCGTACTCCAGTTAAAATTAAAACTGTTAATTATAAGGACTTTGAAATTAATTATGTCGAGATGAAAGGGTTCTTCCGACTGTTTTTCGGAAAACTATTTGATAAGTTCGAGAAACCCTATTATACTTATGTGGATGATTATGTTGTTTTTAGTAATAAAGCTGCATCTTTACTCTCATTCGTAGAGGATTATGAACAAAAGAACTTGTTGAAAGACAATCCGGGATTTAAAGATGCTTTTTCATATCTGAAATCCAGTTCTACGATTTTCTTATATACGGATGTACGTAAGTTCTATTCCCAGTTGAAGCTAATGATGAATCCTGCCACATGGAATGAGATACAGTCAAATAAGGATGTTTTGTATTCTTTCCCTTATTGGACTATGCAAGTGATAGGAGATAGCCAGTCTGCTTCTTTACAATATGTTATGGATTATAGTCCATACGAACCGGAAGAACTTGTTGAGGTTGCTACCGATGAGGAAGATGAAGAAATGAATGAAGATGTTGTGACCGAGAAAGAACAGTTAAGTGAATTGAAACGTTTCTATGTCGAAAAGTTTGAAGGAAATGTTCTACGTGAATTTTATCCGGAAGGAGCACTAAAGAGTGAAGCGGAAGTAAAAGAGGGAAAACGTCACGGACGTTATCGTGAATATTACGAAAATGGAAAATTAAGACTTCGTGGTAAATATTCGCATAACCAACCTAAGGGTACTTGGAAATATTATACCGAGGAAGGGAAGTTTGAGCGTAAAGAGAAGTTTTAAAGAACTTCTCTTATTCTGACCTACATGTTCAATCGTTTATCTTCTGCGCTGCAAAAGGAAGTTGTCTATAAAAGCGAAAGTAATAAAAAAATAAATCCGATAACTCTTTTCAAGTTATCGGATTTTATTTGTGATTCAAGTAACGTTCTTTAATCGCCTGATTATTAATTATTTGTATAATTATATAGCCTACAATATGCCTACATTTCTTATCTATTACAGGTTATTTCTTACTTAATAAGACTTGTATTAGACGTTCCTTCTCTTCGAGAATCTTCTTTAAATAAGCGATTTCTGCCTCTTTATTAAGACTATTTTCCGTATTACTTTCCAAAGGATTATCAAAGAAAATACCGGGAGAAACATTAAATACCTCTGCTATGGCTTCAAGAGTTTTAGTATTGGTTGATCCTGTTCTTATCATGGATTGAATACTACTTTCATCCTTACCAATTCGGGAAGCTAATTCCCTAATCTTGATTTTATTCTTTTCGCATAAATCCCTTATAAGCAATAAATTAGCCATAATCCGATGTTGTATTTACAATAATTAACATGAATTATTCTACTGAATAAGTAGAATAAAACTATATTTGTGATATAAATATAGAAATAAATAATAGATTTAATGTGATGTTATGGCAAAAAAAACTTTAAAAAGAAATGAAGACGGCGAGAAGTTAAGGATGTATCTAATTAGTTTACCGCTGAAAGATTCTTCTAAAATGGTGGCAAAGTTAGCGGAAGCATGTAAAGTACCACTACATACCGTTCATAATTGGCGTGCCGGATTATGTCGTATTCCCGAACTTGCCAAGGATAAGATCGAGGAAGTAACAGGCGTGAAAATTTTCCATAGTGAAAATCTTCCTTCAAAAAGTGAATAAATACCCGGGGCGGCTTTTGCCGCTCCATAGAATAACCGCCGGAGTGTAGAGATAACCCCGAAGGGCGAAAGCGGGTGTTATGGATAGTTCGATGCTATCCTCCGGCACAAATAAAAGTAGAAATGAATAAAATTAAAAAAGAATATTTGGTCAATGTAGATATGCGTTGGTCGATTGACTACGAAGTAAAAGCCTGTTCAGAAACAGAAGCAAAACGCCTCGCATGGGAGAAATTCAAAAAGAATCTTCCTAAAAAATGTTTCGAGATCTTGGCAGATAAAAAATAATCTTCAATATTAAGTAGAAATGAAATCAACAATTACCAGCCCCGATGAATTAACCACGCTACGGATAGAAGGTAGTAGTGGTACCTATAAAATATTCAGTAGCTTCCGTCCTATGGAATCCCCTGCGTTCGTGGATGCGGTAGACAGGAAGTATAATCTGGCGGAGATTAAGAATCTTTCCGGCGGAAAAGGTTATTTCCTGGTACACTTGAACAAAGAGCAGCAGGAAACCATACAGGAGGATTTAAACGCTATCCTTTGCGATAGTGTACCATGCCTTCTATAAACTAAGACGATCTTAACGAAATGCCATGAAAGAAGACAGACGCCTAAGAAACCTACGTTATCAGATGCGGAAGAAAGGTTACCAGTTCGATACAAAGAACCTGGTGGCCATTATGCCTTCACATGACAAACGTTCCCTTCTCCAGGAAAGGAGATTAAGCAAATTCGGTTTTTCAATTCAGTATAACATGTTTGAACAATGAAAGATAAAAATTTAAAATACATCGCCCACGCTATTATCGTGGTTGCCTTTATGGGACTGATTGCCTTTGTCATTTATTATACGGGTAAAACCGCTTTTCTTTGGCTGTTATTATTCGTTTTCCTGTATCAACCTTGGGGAGACTTGAAAACAAAACAGGAGAAAAACAACGAAGAATAAGTAACCATGTAACTTTATAACGATGATAAAGGCAGAAGACATCTACAAAGTAACCAACAACGGGCTGGATATCATTCTACATTATTATCCGCAAGCCCGGGATTGTGTCGGAACCAACCGCCATTTCAAACGCCGGCCGTCAGAGGACGACGCGTCGGCCTGTATCAAATTGTTCGGTAAGGAAGGTTCCCAGCAGGTTTATAAGGTAACGGATTTCGGTGATACCGGAACGGCTCAAAGCCCTGTCGATATCTGCATGTACGAGGAAGGCCTCCGGTTTAACGAGGCTATCCTTAAACTTGCATCCATGTACAACGTAACCGATGAACTCAACCGTAGCGTAAACAAGCCGGATATCCGTAAGGTACCGGCTAACCAGGAACAGAAAGACGGTACTAAAATTTTCGAGCTTGCCGATCATCTCACTCCGGATCAGTTACGCATACTTGGCCCCCGTGTCACCCAGGAGAACGCCGAGGCCCTGCACTGGTATTCGGCCAAATATATAGGGTATGTAAAAAATCGCGAGGTAACCTATAAATACGCGACTACGACATACCCTATCTTTATGCGCGAATGTCTGGTAAAACCGGCCGAAGGCGACACGCCCGAAGTGAAGTTCTATAAAATATACGAGCCCCTGAATCCGGACAAACAGTGGCGTTTTTCCTACACTCCGGAAGGTGTCAAGCCGAAAGACTATATAAACGGCCTTTCCGAACTGAAAGCCTTATACCGGGAATTTAATTCCAGGGAAGAAGCCGCCTTTAAAAAGAATCCGGCCAATGCGGAAAAGCCCTATAAGGAACAGAGGCTGCAGGAGGCGTTTATATGTTCCGGAGAGCGCGATGCCCTGTGCGTTAAATCGCTGGGCTTTTCCCCGATCTGGTTTAATTCGGAAACGTATAAACTTTCCGAACAGGACTATAAAGAGATCATGAAATACGTTGAAGTCCTGTATAACATACCTGATATCGACACGACGGGCAGGGTGAAGGGTACGGAACTTGCACTACGTTTTATCGATATCCACACGATCTGGCTACCGGCCTGGCTTACCACTTACCGGGACCAGCGGGGCAAACCGCGTAAGGACTTCCGGGACTTTATGGAATTACGAAGCAAGAACGAGGATTTCCGTAACCTTATGACGCTTGCCATGCCGGCCAAATTCTGGTATTCCAAGTTTAACGAGAAATCCCGGCAATGGGATCACAATATAGACGCGGACTGCCTTCATTACTTTTTACGTCTTAACGGTTTCTATTCGCTTCATGATGAGAATTCCAGTTCAACGAAATACATCCGTATTACCGGTAATATTGTAAAACTGATAAAAGCAAAGGATATCCGGAAGTTTATCCGCGGTTGGGCCCAGGATAGTTTTTTATCCCGCGATATAAGAAACCTTATTCTGAACAGCCCCAAACTGTCAGATACGGCCCTGGACAACTTGCAGGAGATCGAACTGGATTTTACCAATTATACCCATAATACGCAGATGTTCTTCTTTCCCGGTTGCAGCATGGAAGTAAGCGGTACTGGTATAAAAGAGCACCCGGCCAACGGCAGCACATTGTCCCACTACGTTTGGGAAGAAAACGTACTGAAACACAAAGTTCGTCTTATGGAAGACATGTTTACTATTTCCCGTAAAAAAGACATAGAGGGCAACGATGTTTTTGATATCCGGATAAATGCCGTCCCGTCTAACTTTTTCGGCTATGTAATCAATTCGAGCCGCGTTTACTGGCGTAAGGAACTGGAATATAATTTCGACGACAAGAGCGTGGGGGAAGCGGAATCCTACCGGGAAAAACATAAATTCGATATCGAGGGGGAAGGCCTCACGGCGGAAGAAGTTGCCGAACAGAAAAGAAACCTTATCAATAAGATATTTACTATCGGTTATATGCTGCATCGGTACAAATCCCCTTCGCGTGCCTGGGCACCACAGGCCATGGATAACAAGATCGGTGAAGACGGTGAATGTAACGGACGTTCGGGCAAATCATTCATGTTCAAGGCTCTTTCCTACTTTATGAAGACCGTCAAGCTTTCCGGCCGTAATCCCAAGTTAATGGATAATCCGCATGTGTTCGACCAGGTAAACCAGCATACCGATTTTATTTTGGTGGATGATTGCGACCGGTATCTTAATACGGGTCTGTTTTACGATATCATCACGTCAGATATGACCGTGAACCCGAAGAACAACCAGTCATTTACTATACCTTTCGAGGAATCGGCCAAGCTGGGATTTACCACCAATTACGTACCTATTGATTTTGATCCGTCCACGGAAGCCCGTTTGCTGTACCTGGTATTCTCCGACTACTACCACCAGCGTACGGAAGATAACGACTACCGGGAAACGCGTTCTATCCGGGACGACTTCGGTAAGGATTTGTTTTCTAAGACGTATTCCGAAAGCGAGTGGAACGCCGATATAAATTTCTTCTTGCAGTGCTGCCGTTTTTACCTTTCCCTTTGCGAGGAGTCTATAAAATTACTTCCGCCCATGGAAAACATTATCAGGCGTAAATACAAGGCCGATATGGGAAATAACTTTGAGGATTGGGCGAACTCTTATTTCTCTCCGGACAGCGAACACCTGGATAGCTTTATTGTTCGTGAAAAAGCTTTTGCTGATTACAAAAGCTTTTCCGGTGTGAATAAAATCACGATGCAGCGTTTTACAAAGGCCCTCAAAGGCTTTGTGGCCCTTTGCCCTTACATTGACGAGCTCAACCCGAAGGACCTTTGCAACTCCCAGGGGCGTATTGTACGCAAGGATAACGACGGCAAGGCCGCCGACATGATCTATCTGCGTTCATGCGGCACGGCGGAAACGGCTGCCGGTGGTGGAACGGAACCGGCCGATCCGACACTCATGTTTGTACCTGATGAACGACCGGATGAATGAATAACGCGCATTTGAAATTAAACAGCATGTCCGAGTTTACCGCGCTCTGGAACAGCGGCGAGAGGTTCCGGAAATTTGCCGAACAGGTCTACCGCTATCTGGAGCGTATGAAACCCGGTACCGTCCTGGCACTGGAACGCTATTCGGGCGAGCAGCTCGAATGGATCATCAAAACGGCCTGTGTTTTTATCCTGGAAGGCGACAACTACCTGGAGTATGAATTTAACGAAGATTATACGGCCGTCGTGCACCGCTATGTACCCCCGGACGTAAAGAAATGGATTTTAAGCAGGTGCAAACATCGCGTATAAGACGGATCGGAGCCGGTATAAAATACGAAAAGAGGGACCAGATACGAATGTGTCGGTCCCTCTTTTCGTATGGAAACAGATGCGTCCCGCCCGGCTTCCCTCCCCATACCCCACCTTTATTTCATACAAAATTTTAGTAACCTTGTAACCTTTGTTTGCTTGAAAGAAAAAAGTCTGAAAATCAAATAAATAAATAGGAAATAAAGGTTACGAAGTTGCAGTTACAAAACGGTTACGAATTTTTCCGGTTTGTAACACCGGCCTTTTTATCTTCTACCGGTAAGCCCGGTTACAAAGTGTTTTCCGGCCATTTTTTTGTAACGGAAATTAGTAACGTTACTAAGTTGCTAAGATACAGGATTTTACCTTTGTCGGTTGCCCGGTTACGAAATTACAAAAATTTAGTACCGGATTATATCAGCACAGCCTGGCAGAGAAAATGTCGGGTGTGTGGCGGCTGGAAAAGGCATATTATAATTATTCTCCCGGAGTATATTTATCAAAATGACGGCTGAAAGCCTACATTTTCCCGTAAATGGCAGACCAACAGCCGATAAAGGAATATCTTTGCCTTTAAAAAGGAATGTTATTGCTATGATTACCACCCGAATACAGATCGAATCCTACCTGGCCGAGTATGTCCGGGGCAAATATTACGACGAAACGGTCGGTACCGTCCGTTTTCCTTCTTCGTCCGATATCTATGTGACCGTTTACGATCTCATGGAGAAACGGCCGGTAAATTGTCCGGCTGACCGTGGCAACCTGGAGTTTATGCTGCCTGACCGCCGGGAGGCCAATTTTGCCGGCGGCAAGTCTCCGGAACAGTTCAATTACATTTCCGTACGCGGTACCGCCATTCTTGAAAAGCGTCTGCGTGCCCTGATGTGGGCCGAGCTGCACGAACTCATGGACGAAAACAAGCACCTGCACGGAATCGAGTTTAAGGAAACCGTTTTTACCTTCCTGAAAAAGTATGATATCTCTTCCATTCAGGAAGACGGGCTGCTGAAAAACTACCAGCGGTGGCGGGACAGTTTCAGGCGCAAGAAGAAAAGGGCCTATAACCGAAAAAAAGTGTAAAAAAGCAAGTTATTTTTTACCTACCAACTGTATCTGTTTGTCCTTTTTTGTCCGGTTTTTGGCTGAAAAACGTCCGAAAAATGCTGAATGTTTGATTATCAATACTTTATATCTGTAATTATGTCAAGAAAGTTAATATCCGCCGCCCATAGCCTGCAACTGGTTCCCGTTTACAACATTATCCATTTTGGCGTCGTGCTCTCGAAAGTCGTTATCCGCTCTATCGGAAAACCTGATATTCTTATGATCGTACCGGGAACCTTAAAACCGGGTGACAGCAAAAATGAAGACGTCTATACCAAAAAACATACCTTCAAGCTTGCCGACGTGTCGCAAAATAAGACGCTTTACCTGGAAAATCTGAAAGCGACGCCTTTTGTCGCCCTCTATACTGACGAAACGGGTAATACCCGTGTTTCCGGTTCTCCTGATTACCCGCTTACCTTTTCTTTTGAGATCGGCGGGGGGGTGTATAACTGCACCCTGTCCGGTACGGGTCCGGGCGTTGATGCGTTCCTGTAGGTTCCTTTCAGTCCTTCTCTACCTATGATATAGGCGTTTTCTTTGTCGTAAAAAAGAGAACGTGGACAAAATACAGGAGATTTTTACAGCACCTTGGGCAATCGCTGATAATGATTATTATCGGTTGCTTTCTTTACTTGTGCCGTGTGTTGCAGCCGGCAACCTGGATGCGATCGAAAAACGGCTCGACAATAATAAAATAACCGCCTACGCTACTACGCCTTACCTTGCCAACCGGTGGGAGCTGGACGATGAGACGCTGCCCTCTGACAGTGTGGCCGTCCTTATTCTGGAAGGCACCTTGTATTCCTGGGAGACTTACCGCCTGGAAAAGCAGCTCCGGGATGTTTTCGATAATCCTAAGATTTGCGGCGCGGTCCTGTGGATCAACGGTCCGGGCGGCATGGTCGCACATGTGGACCTGGCGGCTAAAATGATCGCCGAATCTTCCAAACCTATAGCTACCTACGTGGCCGGTACCATGGGGAGTGCCCATTTCTGGCTGGGAACCGCTGCCGGCAGAACCTTTATCGCTTCCCCTATGTGTGAAGTCGGTTCCGTCGGTATCATGCTTACTTACCAATCCTTTAAGGAATATTTCCGGAAACAGGGCATTGATTACCGGGAAATCTATCCGGATAGTGCCGATCTGAAAAACTATGAAACCCGCGTGATTGAAAAGGAGAACAACGAAGAGCCTATAAAGCAGCGTCTGGCGGTCATGCACCGTATTTTCTGCGATGCGATCAGTCGGAATCTGGGTATTGCCTACGATCCGGAACTTCCCCTTTTCCGGGGACAGATATTCACCGGCGACGTAGCCGTAGCAAACGGTTATATCGACCAGTTCGGCACGCTGGAAGACGCGGTAAAGTGGGTACTGGCACAGGCCACCGTCAGAAAAGTAAACGAGATGTATAACATATAGTATTAACTTTAAAATTTTGTATATATGAAATTTAAATTTAAGAGCTTATCCGCTCACATGCTGGGCTTGTTGGGCCTGTCGGAATGGAGCAAGGTAGAGGATAAGAACTCTATCACGGCCGAGGAAATGGCAAAACTGAAAAACTACGGTTTTCCTGAAAAATTCCTCACGGACTTTAAAGCGTCCCTCGAGAACGACTTTCAGGACGAAGCCGAAGACGGAAACCAGGGAAAGGGAAACGAAGAACCTACCACTACCGCTTTTCTTCGCGGTTTGTTGGGTGATACTGCCGCCCGTCTGGTACAGGCGCAGGAACAGCTTGAAGCCTTGCAGACGCAACAGCGTGACGAAAACCGGAACAACACCGCACTGATTGCCAAGAAGGATGCCGAGATAACGAAGCTTTCCGGTATTATCGCCCAACTTTCAGCCGCCGCGGAAGATGATCCGGGCAAAGGGAAGCAGCACAACGCCCAGGCGGACGGTAAAGGGGCTTTCAATCTCCGGGACGAAAAGCAGCTGGGAGGCTTGCAGGGTGAAATGTTCTCACTGGACCGCCCGTATAACCTTCGCGCCAAAGCTGCGTTAATGGAGGCTGCCGGTTTTGAAATGATTGCTCTTCCGAAAGCCAGTTCCCTTGACTACAGCCGTTTGAAGGAAGACCTCGGGGCCTTTTACCGTATTCCCTGGCAACAGCGTTTGCAATCGTTTTTAATGGAACTTCCTTCCATTGAAAGTATTTTCCCGCTTGAATCCGGTTATCAGGATTTGGCTACGCTGGTTAATATCTGGCTGGGTGAGTTCTCACAGGCCGGCAATGAGGAATCCGACTTCGACAAGGTGACTAAAGGTTCCTATGAGTTCGACGATGAAACCTTGCGAATGTTCAACGTGATGTTTGCACACCGTTTCAAAAATTTAAAGGCCCTGGAGAAAACCTGGATCGGCACTTTGAACAAGGAAGGTTCAAACCCTATCAAGTGGTCTTTTATCGAGTACATTCTGGCCGAAACCGCCAAGAAGTTGCATAACGAGCGTGAACAACGCCGTATTAACGGAATCCGTAAGGACCCGAATCTGAACGAACCGGGCAAAGCACTTGCTGCAGCTGACGGCCTGTATGAGTTCCTGAACAAGAAGGTGAACGGACATACCGATATCAATAACGGAAAGTTCGTTTACCAGATCAAGCCGTTCGAGCTGGGAGAACTTACCGAAGCAAACATCGGTGAGAAGGTGTACAAGGGTACTTCCATGATCCCGGCAGTTCTTCGTGACAGCGGTAACCTGGCACTTTATATGCCTTCGCACTTTATTGTATTGTATCATAAATACAATGAACTGCATTACGGACAGAACCAGGATTACAAGGCTAATATCATGTATGTAAAGGAATATCCGGCGGTGAAGATTATCCCGGTTCCCAATGCTGACAACCACCACCGTATCTTCTGGACATTTGAAGGTAACATTAAAACCTACGAGGACAAACCGGGCGAAATGACGGCTTTCAACCTGGAACAGGAAGACTGGAGTCTGAAAGTATGGAGTAACTGGCGTGAAAGTATCTGGGCTATTGCCGTGGGCTTCAAGTACACCAAGAAAGAAGATATGGACTATACGCGCCAGATGATCTTCTGTAATGAGTATGACCGCCCGGCGTCTTACTTTGTGGACGCTGACAAGGACAAGAACCCGTCGGCCAAGCTTCATACCTCCATTGTTACCGTAGCCAATACAGCCGAATTTGCTATTACCGATATTGAAGATGCACCGGTAGGTACGGTTATTTCTCTGAAATGCGGAAGCGTGGATAAAGGCGTTAAGATTGAGAAAAGCGGAAAATTTGACCTTATTTCCGCTGCCTGGCAGCCGGGTAAGGGGGATGTTATCAAACTGATGAAACGTGCCGACGGTAAATTTATCGAGATCGGCCGCGAAAACGCTTCTTCCGATGCGTTGCAGTTTGCGCCGAATGAAACGGAACCTTCTTTGCTTGACGGTGAAGTATTCGTAACCGGTGAGAATACAAAGGAGACGGCAATCACTAACTTTACCGATGCGGAAGCCGGTGTTGTTTACACGATCTACGGAAGTGGTTCTGAATATGCTTCCACCATTGCAGCCGGCGGAAACTTTGTCTTAACCGAAACTATGACACTTTCCGAAGGTAAGTTCATCAAGTTGGCAAAAGCCGCTGACGGTAAATTCTACGAAGTGGCAAGAGGCTAATTTTTAGCGGAAGGGGTACTTTATCCCTTCCATTTTATAACCTTATAAATCATTAAGTTATGACATACGTAAAAGCAAGCGTAAGAAGGCCGGCCGGTAATCCCGGTAATGGTATTCAGCCCAAGGATCAGCTCGTAATTTACGACGTTGACGATATTCTTTCCTTCCCGCAGAGAAACGATGCCGGCGTGGTTATCGAGGATGATATCGTAATGAAGGCGGGACGTTACGCGATCGGTATTTACCTGACACCCGGCACCGCTGAAATCAGTTCCAACAGTGACGGGGAAACGGACGCCGAAGGCTATACGCCTTCCGTTAAGTTCAATCATCCCGGCAATGAACAGGAAATTCGCGAATTTAAGACAAACTGGCTGTCTAAGAAATGTATCGTTGTGCTCCGTTATTGTAGCGGAAAGCCTGCCGATCTGATCGGAACGCCCTGTAACCCGTGTAAGTTATCCGTATCTTATACCGGTTCCAATGAATCGAATACGAACGAGCTTACTTTCACCCAGATCAGCAAGGGGGATGATATCGCCATTTACCGGGGTACCGATACCCTGGAAGAACCGGTGGCCGTGGTGGATGCCGAGGCCACAGATATAGATTACCAGACGGACGGGCAGTACCAGCTTTCCGCAGGTGCGGCTAAAATAGCCGGTGTTACCGGTGGAAGTCATGGATCGGTAATTACCCTTATGGGATGTTCGGGCGTTGCGCCCACAGTGGAAAAAGGCGGTAATTTCCTTCTGAAAGGTGGTAAGACGTTTACCGCTTCCGAAGGTTCCCAACTGACGTTGCGGGCGTTTAACGACGGTTCGGAGGCTATGAAATGGATTGAACAAAGCCGTTATGAGGCATAAATAAAGGGCTTTCATATAATTCAAAGGGTGACCGGCAGCACATGTCCGGCCACCCTTTGTCCTTTTTAGGGTAATTGCCCCTTTTTTCCTTTGTATCATCAAATTTTATATAGTATGAAACAGGAAATTATTACCTATCTGGCTGGTCCGCGTAACTTTATTCAGGGCGTGGAACTGTACGAGAAATACGGTATCAACCGTATGTTAAAGAAGTCATTCCGCCGGCAGGGAGAAACGGAAACGATGAAGGCCATTCTTTTAGAGGAACTACGGAAGTTGGCCGGGCTTTCTGAACGTGAATTTAAGACGATCCGGCGAAACTCCAAACAGCTGACCGCGGTAAAAATGGAACCCGCCCGGGAGGAAAAATCCAAAACGCCGGTAAAATACAGCGATGATTTGCTGCTGGAACTTGCCGAATCTTTCGGCGTCAGCGTGGAAGAACTCGTTTCGTCCGATTTCCGTGATAAGGTTCTTTCCATGGATGAAAATGCCGACCGTGTGGAAGAACTGGAAGAAGAACTGGATCAGGCGGAGAAACGATACAAGGCAGCTCCGGAAACCGTAACCAAAATGATACGTTTCCGCGAGAAATTTACCTTCCTGAACTCTCCGGATTGTCCCGACATTCTGAAAATACTTGTTTCCGACATGTTCACCGCATACGGGAAGTATAAGGAAGCTTTCGCCCGCCTGGAAGCTACGCCGGATGATGTCAGTTCACTTTCTACAGCACAGGAAGCGCAGACGGTTGTGGAAAACTTCATCTCTAACCGCGAGATGTGGGATGAACTGGAATATTACCGGGAGAACGGAAAGATTCTGGGTAAATGTGAGAAGGTAAAAAGTTTGTCCGTCCGTAAGGGCGTCGAGAACCTTTCGGATATCGACATACAAAAGGCACTGAATAACGCCCGCGCCAACCTTTCAAAGAATAAGGCGAAACTGGAACAGGCCGGGGATGATGAGAAGAAGAAAGCGAGTGCCCTTGCATTGATCCAAAAGTGGGAAACTACACAGAAGGCCATAGAGGAAGAAATTGAGGCGCGAAAAAAAAAGTAATTGAACTTATTGCCAGTCTGACAGGGAAACGGCAACGGATCACAAAGAACCTGTGCCGTTTCTCTCACCCTTGCGACCGCTCGGAGCTGGGGCACCAGCTCAAGACATTAACCCTCCGGATAGAAAAAGAAGAAAGCCGGTTTAAACAACTTTCCAATGATTACAAACAAAATTTATAACGAGGACTGCCTGGAGGCGTTGAAACGTGTTCCGGACAAATCCGTAGATTGTATAATAACCGATCCGCCTTATTTCCTGGGAATGACACACAACGGGCAGAAAGGCAGTTTTAAAGATTTGTCTATCTGTAAACCCTTTTACCGGGATTTGTTCCTGGAGTTTAACCGGGTGAAGAAACCCGGTGCTTGTGTGTACTTTTTTACGGACTGGCGCGGGTATGCTTTTTATTATCCGTTGTTTGACTTGTATTTAGGTGCGTCAAACATGATCGTCTGGAACAAACAGTCGGGCCCGGGTAATCATTACGCCTTTATACACGAACTTATTTTGTTTCATTGCGGAAAGGGTGTTTCTATCGGTGCCACAAACATAATAGATAATATCCGGTCTTTTGCTTCTGGTGCGAAACTGGTAGAAGGTGAAAAGGTGCATCCCACACAGAAACCGGTGGCGTTGATCCGTAAACTGATTGAAGACAGTACAAAGCCCGGCGATCTGATCCTGGACACTTTCGGCGGTTCCGGTACTACAGCCGTGGCAGCCATTGAAAGCGGCCGGAACTTTGTATTAATGGAACAGGACGAAATTTATTATTTCACGGCACAGAAACGAATAAAAGATGCGTATGAACGATTTAACGGTGGTGGATAGTATTTACCTGGATGCGCAGCAAAAGGAGGATGTACGGCGTTTGTCTTCTTTAGGGTATTCTCCGAAAGACATAGCCGTTTCCCTGGGGCTTTCTTTGGAGGATGCCGGGCTTTTTGTCCGGGATGCGGAAACGATAGGAACTTCCGTTAACTTCCTGATCCGGGAAGGGATTCTGGTAGCACGTGCCGCGCCTGAAATAAAACTCCATGAAGCGGCGGAAGGCGGAAACGTGGAAGCTATAAAACAGCTGGAGGCTGTACGGAAAAGACATACTTTTGAACGTTTAATCGAACAAATGGATGACGACGAATTTAATTAAGCCCTCACGAATAGACTTTGACAAGGTGGATATCAACCAGATTCAAAGGATTCTTTCTACCGGTACGCTGGAAGCCCTCGCGCCCGATGAAAGGGAATATTATAGCCTTATGGAAATGGTACGGGGACTTCGTGCCCGTATGCGTATAAATGGTAAGTTGGTGACAAAGGCCGGCATCATCCGCCTTTTGAAGTCGGAACCTTACGGGCTTTCGGACTGGATGGCCCGCCAAGTGTACGCTGACAGTCTCAATTTCTTTTATACGCAGGATAACGTACGCCCGCAGGCTTTCGCTAACTTGTATGCTGAAAAGGCCGAAAACTGGGCGAATACCGTCTTTCTTATGGGAAATGTGAAGGAGGCTAAGAACCTGCTGAAACTGGCGGCGGAACTTCGCGGATGTTATAAGGATCAACAGGCCGAAATACCGGAGGAACTGCTTTCACAGAAAAGCACGGTTATTTATACTACCAGCCGTAAGGATCTGGGTGTTCCTGAAATCGACCGTAAGGAACTGGAAGAGTTTATCGACGCGATCCCGGAAATTCCTGTTATTGTACGTGATAATATAAAAGAGGACGCGCGTATTAAAGCTTTTGACCTGAAAAAACGTATGTTGTATGATATCAAAGAGTTCGGGGAAGATAACGAAGGTGAGTAACGCCGATGATGTGGAAATCAAATACGGTCATATAATCCAGGTTCTGACGGACTGGATCGATACTACTATCCTTGTATCTGTTGACGGGCGCGGTACGGCCAAATCGACCGTTATACAAGCCAGGCGTTCCGCCCGTTGTGTGGAAGAAATGCCCGGCGGTGCGTTCGCTTTTGTTGCCAATACCTACAGTAACCTGGAAGATAATATAATGCCGGCCGTACAGAAGGGCTGGCAACTTATGGGCCTGATCGAAGGGGTGCACTATGTAAAAGATACCCGCCCGCCTGAATCCTGGCGGCGTAAATGTTCGGTTATCGTGGATGATTACAAGCATGTTTACAGCTTCTGGAACGGATGTGTTATTTTCATGGGATCACTGGATAACCCTTCGCTGCTTGCCGGAAAGTCTGTAATACATCTGTTTTATGATGAAGCGAAGTACGACAAGGAAATGAAAGTAAATCGCGCTATGCCTATTCTTCGCGGTGATGCGATCACTTACGGACATTCCCATTTGTTCCTGGGGATAACCATTACTACCGATATGCCGGATATCGACGAAAACGAGTACGACTGGTTTTTCCGGTATGTCAAGCAAATGAACCCGGAACGGATCATTAAAATAGTACAGGCGGCAAGTATGCGTAATGACCTGGTAATTTCTCTATTAAAAGAAGAAAGAAAAAATAAGCCTTCCCCCTTGAAACTGAAACGTTTGAAACGGGATATTGAATATTACGACCGGGCTTTGTTGAAGTTGAGAAAAGGACAAACGTTCTTTCTTAACGCTTCTTCATTCGCTAATGTTGAGATACTTACGATTGATTATTTAAAGCGGTTGTATAATGGTACGCTGGAGCTTCACGAATTTAAAAAGTCGGTGGTGGGTATGCGTCCCGGTCTTCGCAGGGATTTACGTTTCTATGTGTTGTTTGGTGAAGGACATAAGTATTATAACGGTACCACGTCCGGGGAAGCCGCTTACAGCTCGCGGGAGCTCCGGTACCTGCACCATGATAAAGCGATTGAAGGCGGTATGGACTTCGGTAATATGCTTTCTTTGGTGATCGGTCAGCCGGACAGTGCTTATTACCGGGTACATAAGAACTTTTTTGAGATACCGCCGGGCTGGTTCCGGGAGATCGCCGACCAGTTCCTTTCTTTCTTCCAGAACCACGAATACAAAGAACTGGATTTGTACTATGACCGTGCAGGTAATAACTTTGAGAAACAGAAGGAGGATTACGCGGGTAAGATCAAAGACGCCATAGAAAAAGACGGCAGTGGGAACCGTACCGGCTGGATCGTAAACCTAAAGAGCCGTAAACAAGCAGTTATCCGGCAGGATGCGGAATACGACTTTATGCAGGAGATTATGGGCGGTACCAACAAGAACCTGCCTATCTTGCTGGTTGATGCGGTGAACTGTAAAGAAATGGTTAGTTCCGTAGAAAAGGCAAAGGCTGAAATCAAATACCGGGGTAATTCTAAGGTAGTGTTCAAAGTGAAGAAGTCCGAAAAGCTGGCACCGAAAAAACTACCGATGTTATCCACCAATTTCTCCGACGCTTTCAAATACTTATTGATGCGCCCCGGCTGGATAGCTTTAGTACGGGGCAAGCGGACGCTACAGGCCGACTCGTTTGTGGATCAATGGATAGAGAACAGGCATAAAAGGTAATTGCCTTGTAACGCTGGAAAATTGCTTTTCCGGCGTTTTTTTGTGTTATCAGGTTACGGGTACCCCTCCCCAGAGGTCATATTTCACCTTTTAGGGGGAGGGTAACTGCTTTCCGACTTCTGAGCGGCTCGGTCTTCGGAAGGTGCTATTTTTTTAGTTTTTGAAATTTTCTCCGGTTTTTGACTGTTTTTCAGTTGTTTATCTGCATTTAGACCAAAATTTTACGCGAAAAAGCGTGTTTTTTATGCGTTTTTACTCGTTTTTTGGGGCGTTTTTCATGAATTACCGTGTATTTTGGGGCGGTTGCCTTTCATTTTTGGGGATAATATTCTTTATAATTGTACATATTAAGTATTTTTGCAGCCGTCAAAATTACACTGCATATAACCGTCAGAACTTACGGGTGGTACAGACGAAAGTATACACTAATTTTAAGTTACTGATATGAAGAAATTATTATTAATTACCGTGTTGGCTATTTTAGTAGTAGCAGCTACAGCACAAGAAACTCGAAAAACGTTTTGTGAAATTGTTGGTACAGGGAAAGTCTTAAGTTCTAAAGTCAAAATACAAATAGACTTCGGGCAAAAAACATCTTATTTCGGAAAATACAAAACGTTTATGGTAGATGAATCCGGGAAGAAAATTGAATTTAATTCTATGGTAGACGCCATGAATTATTTAGCAAAATTTCGGTGGAAATTTGAGCAGGCGTATGTTGTTACAAATGAGAGCACGAATCAAAATGTATATCATTGGTTATTAAGTAAAGATATAGTTTCTGATGATGAAATACGAGAAGGAATTATAACACAAAAAGATTTTGAAGACATGGAGAAAGCGGCCATGGAAGATAAAGAGAATAAAAATGAAGAGGTTGAAAAGAAAGTTCCTTTATTTATGCGAAATATGAAAAAGGAAAGTGATGAAGAGGGTGAAATTCAAAAGAGATATGAACCATAAGAATAGATTAACGCTCGCCAATTCTGGCGGGCGTTTTTGTTACGAAGTAACGAATTATAGAGTCGACAAATTTTCTTTTTCTTATAAACTTTTATTAACGTTTTTTTTTTTTTGTTCAGATTTTAATACCGACATTTGCCCCTGTCAAAATTACTCACATGTTAATGTGAACCGATGAGTCTCGGTTATTGACTCGAATAAACAACGGGCCTTTTTTTATGCCCGACAAATGCTTGTTTAATATAAGGCGGTGCCTTTCCCTATTACTATTACCCGACTCTTCGGACGGTTAGCAGTGAGTGATTTTGACGAATTAGGGGAAATGGTGACCGCCTTTCTCATTTTAAGTCAAAATCACTCATTATTATGAAAAAAGAATTTCAATCCGGCACAAGCTACGTGCCTTCGTTCCGTACTGGTAGCACGGACGTAAACACGATCCAACATCGTTATTTCCAGGAACCGAAACAGGAATGTACTGTTTGTTCAATTTCTGGGGCTTATTACTTATCTGCTATCGCTTGTTTCTGTCTTACTTTTATCTATCCACCAGCTGTCATTGGTGCAGTTATATGTGTGTGTCGTGCCAAGAAAGCGAGGAAAGGAGGCCGAAAATGACATCTTATTTTATAGAGCTTAACGAATATAAGCCACAGAATCGAAAATGTGCTGAAATGGCAGAGTTTGCAAACCAGTTTGGTAATACGCTTTGCCCTGATAAAATTTCCTTCGATGCTTTTAAAACTGAACTGGAAGCAAAGGTAAAGGAGCTGAACGAGAAATACCCTAAAACAATGCCGTTGAAAATATCTTCCGGTAGCGGGTTTATTCATATAGACCAGGACACTAAAACACATAATAACGGCTGTGACAAGCCGGTAGCCTATTTTTTTATTTACCGGGTTAAAAGAATATATAGGTTTTCAGAGCGTCCCCAGATAGAAAAGAAAGGAGGTTCCGAATGATATATACTGAATATCAGCAAGTGTTACTTACCCAATTACAAAACAATGATAAAAGAATTGAGGAAATAAAGAAGGAACAGGAAGAAATACAGGGGATGTTTCTACAAGAAAGTAAATTTAAACCGGGTGATCTAGTACAGGTTGATTATAAAATAAGTAATGCTACTTTTAAAGTTCGTGGCTGGATTTTCCGGATTACATTCTGGAGGAATTGCCCGTATTATCACCTGAATTTACCCAAGAAAGACGGTTCCCGCGGATTAAGGGTTAAAAGTATATGCGACGGGGTACTGGAAAATATAACAAGTATTTCACATATTAAATTAGAAGACTTAAAAGGAGGTGCCAAATGAATACAAATAATCCTGATATCCTATTTTTCGTTAGACGTGAATACGGCGCGCCTTCCATTGAATTAAGAGCATACAAGGTGGGGAAGGTTAACAATGAGTTTGCTTTCCTCGAACTTGAGCGTTTACGGTTGGTTGTTTTCTCTGGTGGTTTTCAATCTGTATCACTTCATCACGAGTACGGTAAAAACAACTGTCTGTATAATAGTGCTAATAATATACCGGATTTGATGAAAGACATGAAGAGGTGGCAGTTATCGCCCATTGACAGACGTAATTATGAACGGTTTAGAAAAGTCGCCCTCGGGATATACCGGCAGGCCGGAATAATTGATTTCACTACCTTAGAGACTACACCGATTAAAAACGTTTAAAGAAAGATTTGTTATGAAAGACATAGAAGTAAACGGCGCACATATCACAGATGAAAGTGCCGAAATATTGAAGCAGTGGCAAGTTAAGACGGAACCGGTTTCCACTTGTTACATACGAGTAATAGAGGAAACGATCGACGATTTGACCGATGAAGGGGGCGAACCTCTTTCCGCTGAAAAAATAGTAGAAAGAATCAGAACTTTACGTATGATGAAAAAAGACATCGAAAAGTTGTCTAATCCTTAATATTAACAATTTAGCATACCGGCTGAAAAGGCAGCCGTTGGGTTTAAGTCCCAGGTTAGGGTTTGTTTGTGCCGGGGTGGTTCCCGGCACTCTTTTTTATGTCCTTTTCGTCCGTTTCCGTTCTTCCCACCTTTGCAGTAACCAATCATTCAAATTATGAAAATAGGAACGGACAAATGGAAGCATTTCGGGATTAATTACGCTATATGTGCCCTGTTGGGTAATTATGGTGTTCCCTTTGCTTTGGGTGCTTCATTGGGTAAGGAATACGGGGATAAAATGTCACCCGGTAATAAATGGGACTGGAAGGATATTCTGGCGGACCTGGCCGGGATTGTGGCGGGTTATTTGACGCATGTATGTATCGTCCGGACCATAATGTAGAATTTTCAACTCTATCAATATGACGGAAACGATAATTACAGCGATTATTACGGCTCTTTGCACGGGTGGCCTGACCTGGTTATTCACTCTCCGATATACCCGTAAACAGGCGGAAGCTGATGCCATGAAGTCAGTACAAGAGGTTTACCAAGGATTAATCGAAGATTTGAAGAACGACAGGCAGGAACTAAAGAAACGGTTTGATGAAGTGGATAACAAATACAAGGAAGTTCTGCAGAAATGCAACGAAATGGAAAAGGCTATCAGGCGTAACACCCGGGCTATGGATACAATGAAGCCGTTTCTTTGTGGCGTAAAGAATTGTCCGCACCGGGAATCTATCACTTTTGACACTAATAACTAAAACTAATTATGAGACATGGAATCGTACATTTACTTATTTTTATTTGTTTTGCAGCTTGTTTTTACGGTTGTCGTTCTCATCGTTCTATTACACGAGAGACGGTTGCGGAAACAACAGGAGAAGAAAAACAAACAACTACTGACGGAGTTATTGAACTTGCGCGAAGAGATTCAAGCAATGATAAACATACACTTCACGTTTACCGGGAAGATAGCACGCATATCCGAATCAACTATGACAGCCTCGGACGAATTAAAGAAATTGATTTCAGCAACCGAAAAACTGAAAAAAGAACTGGAAAGAATCAAAGCAGTTCCTTCCAGAATCATAAGGAAACTACCAATCATCAGGAAACAAGCGTTACCCGTAAATCCGACGTTAAGCAACAAAGCCAGGAAAAAGAAAAGGTTACAAACGGGTGTAGCCTATGGACGTTCCTAAAATTCATGTTTTTCTTTCTATCCTTCTGCCTGGTACATGATAACTGGGCCAGTATTAAAAACTTTATCCGCCGGCTATGGAAAAAATAAACCTTTATGTAGCGGTAGAACAGATGAAGCGGATTACCATTTCCGGGGGTACCTTTTCTATCAAGTTCCGGAAATGGAACCGGCAGACACGGGACGGCGGCGACATGGTGATACTTACTGCCGCCCGTTTGAGGAAAAAGGCGACGGATGAAAGCATCGAAAATTCAAGCTATAAACTATTCCTGACGGACACCACAACGGGCCGGCCGCTGAATTGCTGGGAATGTCTGGTAATGGAGTTCAACGGGAAAAGAATAACGATTTAAGATTATGGAAATAAGACGAAGTGGTAACTTTGGAATTATAGATACCGGCACCGACAAGGGTTTGATCTCTTTTTCTATCGGTGGCCGCGGTAAAGGTTGGGAACCTTCCAGCATCCAGTTAAACCGGCGGGGGGCTTTCTTTTCGCGGAAGATCAGCGTAAACGGTACCTTTATCGTTCCCATGGGTGATAATAACGACATGCCGGGAGAGGTCATGCGTTTACTGGATAAATTCTATGCTGGTGAAGGTATTATGGGTAAAATAGCCGGTTTACAGTGGGGAGAAGGCCCGCGGCTGTATGAGGATGCAATCGACGAAGAGAATAACCGTTTTTACCGGCGTTGGAAACTCGATCCGGAAATAACCGCCGACCTGGAATCGTGGGATTACACGACGGTTCTTCACCGCTCACTCGTAGACTTAACACACATGCAGGGCTTTTTTATAAAGTTTGTCCGGAACCGTGCGCCGCGTGTGGGCAATCCCGGGCGTCTGGTACGGCTGGAACATATTCCCTATCAGAAGGCCCGCCTGGTATATCCTCCCGACGGCGAGGATGAACCGCAGGAAGTACTTGTGGGCGACTTTCCTTATCCTGATCCGGCTTATACTTACCGTTACCCGGTCTTTGATCCGGCCCACCCGTTCAAATATCCGGTTTCTGTGAAATACTATAATATCTATTCCTTTTGCAAGGATTTCATGAGTACGCCGCGTTTTCTGGGTGCGCTTGACTGGCTGGAGCTTGCCGGCGGTCTGGCCGCTATCCTGATCGCCTATAACGAAAACGCTTCGGCTATTTCCCTGCATATCGAATCGCCGCAGTCTTACTGGGACCGTGCAGAAGCACGTATAAAACAAGTTTGCGAGCGTACGGGCGAAAAATACACGGCCCAAATGCTGGAAGATTTTAAGGACGAAGCTATGGAGAAGTTCGCCTCCAACATTACAGGAAGGCAGAACGCCGGGAAATACATGCATACGACCAAATTCTGGAATCCGGAAGCAAATAACTTTGAGGGCTGGACGGTTGAGCCGCTGGATAAGAAGATAAAGGATTATGTGGACGCCCAAATTAAGATATCCAACAAGGCGGACGCAGCCGCCACTTCCGGCTTCGGTCTTGATCCGGTACTTTCAAATCTGATTATAGAAAACAAACTTTCTTCCGGATCGGAGAAATTATACAGCCTGAAAGTGTATAACGCTTCTGAAACGGCTATTCCGGACATGATCCTTTGTAAGCCGTTACAGCAGTATATTAATGCCAATTTTCCGGGTACTACTACGAAAGTGGGGCTTTATCGTACCATAGTGGAAGCGGAACAGAACGTTTCACCCTCTAACCGTATGAAAGAAAATGCGTAGTCTGTTTTTCACACCGAAACCGGAAGATGTGCCGGAAGAACCGGTAAGCGACCGGCAACCGGAAGAGAACCGGGCCGATAACACCCCGGACAAGCATATAAAGGCATGCCGGACGAAAAACGTTCATTTTGACCGGCGGATAAAATCGGAGCTGCACCTGGAAGAGTGTTTGCCCTGGCATTTTGAGAAAGGGGCGTCTTATCACTGTATCAGTCATGGGGACGTTGATAGCCTTACTTATCTTCGTGTGATCGTGAAGCAACAACCGGTGGAATATGTTCTGATTTCTACCTGGTGTATGGCAATTACCGATGTTAAGGAGGTGGAGAAATGGCTGGAGAGAAAAGACATAGGGCGCGCGGATTTTTATGTAGGTGAAATCTTTCAAGGTTCCTACGCAGATGTTTATTTATACCTAAAGAAGGTGGCGGAGCGTTTCGGATCACGTGTCTGTATCTTCCGTAACCATGCTAAAGTAATGGCCGGTTTTGGTAACGCTTTTGATTTTGTAATAGAAAGCTCGGCCAATATAAACACCAATCCGCGCACGGAGCAGACCTGTATAACGATAGATACCGGGTTGGCTCGCTTTTATAAGGAGTTCTACGATGAAATAAACAATTTCACAAAGGATTTTGATAATTGGAAACCATATACACTAAAAAGAGACCGAGCAAATGACGAAGTTATTTAATAAAGGCGGTGACGGTGCCGGTGAAATAGTCCGTGTTTTGGGATTGATCGATAATGATCTTGATTTTACCAAGTGGGAACCTATCTTACCGCTGGGTATTCGGGATTTACAGGCTATCATCGGAACGGAACCCATAGACGCGGTAGATAAGTATTACCGTGAAGATCATGCGGACGTTACGGAACCGGACGGCATGGCGGAAACTTTGCGGCTGATGCAGCAGGCGGTAGCGATGTTTACCTGGTTAAAGGTCATTCCCACTTTGGACGCACAACACGGAACGGCCGGACGTGGTAAACACCTTGGAGAGAATGAAACGGGTATGACTGCCTTACAGGAGTTCAAGGATGAAGAGAATATCCGGAACCTGGCTTATGAAGCCGTAGACGCGTTGGTGGAGCTAATGGACCGCGAAAAGTTTGATTTCTGGATGAACGGCATTAAGAAAAAGGCTATAAACCGACTTCTAATCCAGAATAAGGAAACGTTCGATGAATATTATAATATCGGAAGTCACCGGCTTTTCTTGGTGCTTATTCCTATGATCCGGGAAGTCCAGGACGGGCAGATAATACCTGTTATCACCCGGAACCGTTATAATGAACTGATTGAAGGCGATACCGTTTTAACGGAGAAATTGCTGGAGTATGTACGCCGCCCGCTTGCACTTCTCACCATAAAAAAGGCCGTTGAACGTTTACCGGTGGAAGTTCTGCCAAGTGGAATCGTACAGGTACAGCAGAGCACAACCGTACGGGATAAATTGCGGGCGGAAAAAGAGGCCCGGCAATCGGTTGCTAACAGTCTGGAGCAGGACGCGGCGGCTTATCTGGATGTATTGCAGGATATCATCAGGGAACTGGATGCGCAGTCGGAAACGATGGATTACTATATACCGGGTGTTACCGTACAATCCAAAGGAATAACCTTTTAATGTCCGGACATGGAGAAGTTTACATATAATAGTAAGACGGTGGAGGTTCCTTCCTGCCTGGATGAAGTCAGCAGTGAGCAGTACCGGCAGTTTCTTATATTGTCGGTACTGATGAACCGCGGTACGATCAGCCCCGGACAGTTCCGCGTAAAATGGCTTTCTTTCCTTCTGGGCATGAAAGCGGATTACACCATGTACCGGCGTGAGATCATCCGAGAGCTGGACGGTCAACTGGAAAAGCTGGACGGCTTTTTCTCTTATACAACCGGTAAGGAGGGCGAGCGGATCGTTACGCCTATTCTGAAAACCGGTCGTAACCTAATGCAGGATTTCGGGGGCTGGCATGGTGTCGGTGACATGCTGAACGGTCTTACTTTCGGTAACTTTTGTGATTGCCTGGATTTGTTGCAGCAAAGCAAACAGGCGGCAGCAGAAAAAGACGATCCGGCTATAAATGAAATCTTCCAGGATATCACGTTAAAGCTTTACCGATACAAGGACCCGGAGAAGACGCCGGCCGTTCCTTCCTTGCTTGCCATTCATGCGGTAAACTTCTTTTCCGCCGTTTGGGAAATGGTTCTTTCCGGACCGGTTTATATCGGTGGTGAAGCTATCGACTTTCGGATATTGTTCCAGAAGCTGGCATCCGAGGACCGGAAGGCGGACGATAAAACCGGCTGGACCGGGATAGTCTTTGAGGTGGCGGCTTCCGGCGTGTTCGGAAATAAGAAGGAGGTGGACGATACACCCTTTTGGGATGTATTGCTTTATCTGTATAAATGTAAGTTTGAGTATTTACACCAAAAACGTAACAAGAAATGAGAACGACAACAGGAACAAAAAACAAGATCAAGAAATTCGAGGGGTTACGCCTGAAAGCGTATGTATGTGCCGCGGGAGTATGTACGATCGGTTACGGTCACACGATCGGCGTAAAACCGGGTGATGTTATCACCGAGGCCCAGGCCGATGCTTTCTTTGAATCGGATATCAGGGCGGTAGAAAACCAGGTAAACGCGCTTCCCCTTCATTTGGGACAGTACCAGTTTGACGCGGTAGTAAGCTTTTGCTTTAATGTAGGTATCGGAAAATTCAAGAAATCAACGCTTTATAAGAAGATCAGGGCGGATATGTATGATTCATCCATACCGGCAGAGTTTAAAAAGTGGATATACGGGGGCGGTAAGATTCTTCCGGGGCTTGTTACCCGCCGTGAATGGGAGGCGAAACGTTATCAGGGATTGACAATATGATAGATATAAAGGTTTACCGTGAATACTGGGAAGGCGTACAAAAACGTATTCCTGAAATAAAGAAGGTGCTGCCCGTTACCATTGACGAGGAAATGAGTAAGACGATACAGGGACTATCAAAAGAAGAATGTCCGGTGTTATTTATTCTGATCCCGTCGGGAACGGGTGCCAGCCTTTCGGCTGACAATGTGAGGGAAAATAATTTATGCGTTATTTTCCTTATGAGTAAGTACGATCCCCAACGAAAAGGGGCTTATGAGACTATCGAAGAGGTGCAGCCGGTTATGGAGCGTATCAAACAAATGCTGATAGAGGATTCCGCCACCGGTTGCCCTGTCACTAAGGAACTGGATTTAACCAGCCTTTCCACTCTTCCGGAATCCGGCTTTTACCGGACGTTTGCAGGGTGGAGCCTGGCTTTCTCATTTAAAACAGAATAGCAACATGAAAAATAAACCCAAAGTTCCAACCTGTGGTAATTGCATCCATTTAAAAAAGAGAAACAATGATAAAACCATAATACGGTTGAAGTATGCGATAAGTATGTATTACTGCCCTAACAGGTGGTGGTGCGGTGGAAAACCGCAAAATACAAATATTTGTGAACTGCATGAATTTAAATGCAAGTATGACAAAGATAATGTTCAATAAAAATTAAACATGAGTTTTACAGCTTGGTTTTTTATAACTGTAATAGTTACTATTGTTACCATTGGAGTAAATAGTACATTGTGTACCTATTGGGAATACAAGTATAAGTCGCAACAGGCTACAGAGAAAAAGCCCAATACGGAAGAAAAAGAGAGATGCCCCCGGATAAAAGTTACTGGTTTCAAACAATAATAGTTCATTATGGCCGAGAATTTTAAAACGGATTTTTTTACCGACCGGATCGGGCGTGGAATACAGGACATATTTCAAGCCCAACTGGATATCGCTACCAAACGGATTTATCAGAAAGGCCGTGCGCGTAAGAAAGTACAGGGAACCGGGGAGATCATACAAGGGCGATCCGGCGCATTAATGGCCGCACTACAGAACCCGAATTATTCGGTCGTTCCAGACGGCGAAGGAGTAATCGCACGTTCTAACCTTCCATTATATACCCGCTTTCTGGATATGAAGAAACACGGTAATTACCAGATTTATAACCGACAGATATACGGGATTCTGTATCATGATACGCTCGGGAAAATCAAATATGAATATCAGGATTATGTAAGGGAAAGGGTAAAGGAAATGTTTGCCAGTTCCCTAAAATAGGTAATAAAATTAATACCTAAATATTTGGAGGTAATGATTTTATTACCTATCTTTGTATCAGTAATTAAAAGACAAAGTATAATGCCAACAATATTTATTTTATTCGGTTTTCGATTCATGTTTTATTCTAATGATCATGAACCTATACATGTACATGTAGTTAAGGGAAATGCTAAAGCTAAATTTACAATATTTCCCGTGAAGTTAGTTGAGAATAACGGATTGAAAGCGTCAGAATTAAAGCTCGTGGAATCTGTTATAGAAGAAAATCAGGAGATTATAGCAGAACATTGGAATAAATTTTTTAATGGTGTAAAATAGTGTAGTTATGGAAGATATTATTAAAGTGGATAAAGTGTGGCTTACTGATACAGCTATATGTATACGTACTTCCGACGGTAAGGAAGCAAGTGAAAAATTTGCCGATTTCCAGAGGTTAAAATGGGCTACTCCGGAACAAAGGGGTAATTATGAAGTAACTCCTTATGGGATATATTGGCCGGAACTTGATGAAGATTTGAGTTTTGAGGGTTTTTTTATAAAAAAACAAAATAATGTGTTGTATGATTTATTTATAGCACATCCGGAACTTAATGCATCTGCAATCGCTCGACGGCTGGGAATATCACAAAGTTTATTTGCCCAATATATAAGCGGAACAAAGAAACCTTCACAGGAGCGCGTAAACCTTATATTAGATACTATTAAAAATATAGGGAAAGAATTGATCGCGGCAATATAAAAAGACTTCCATGTTACGGGTTATCGATGTGGATTATATCAAGGCTTATAAACTTGCTATAACTTTCAGTGACGGATGTAAGAAGAAAGTGGATTTAAAACCTTATCTTATGGGTGAGATTTTCGGAGAATTATTGGATGATGATAAATTTATTCAATATGGTTTAACTCGTGTAACAATCGAATGGGCGAACGGTGCGAACTTTGCACCGGAATTTTTGTATGAGATTGGTATAACCGTATAAAATTAAGACGCTATGAATATAACGTATGAAGATATTTTCTTTCTTATCGGCTTTTTCCTGGTAATAGCTTTTTTCGTAGGATGTAAGCATAAACCGGCTACTTTATCCGGGTGGCTTGCTTTTGCCTTTCTTTCCTTTACCGTGACGCCGCTTATATCAGTTCCTCTAACCTGGTACGTTTGCCGGATGATAGATCGGGCAACAATTAAGGATAAAGAATGTTTTGATCCTTCGGATTTTACCTTTAAGAGATAAAATACTTTCTTCTTAGTATAATAAGCCTGTAGAATGGTTCTACGGGCTTTTTTTGTGTCCTTTTCCGCCATTTTGCACCAGGATAATTTTGCCTTATAAAATTTAAGTTGTATGGCAAAATTAAAACCTGACTATATCGAATGGGTGTTAACTCTGAACGCTTCCGACGCACAGAAAGAAATACATAATCTTTCGGAAAAGAACAAAGAGCTCCGGGATAGCAATAAGGAGATAAAAAAGTCTATGACCGATTTAATAGCCACCGGGAAAGCTGGCGGTAAACAGTGGAAAAGGCTTGATGATCAACTGAAAGAAAATAATAAGACGATCGGCGAGAATAACAAGAAGATTGCTGAATGTGAGAAACGGCTGGATAAAACCACCATGAGTGCCAACCAGTTGGCAAGGAAGGCAAACGCCTTGCGGAAAGAACTTCGCGATACGGTGAAGTCTTTGCAGCCGGAAAAATATGCCGCCCTGGAGAAGGAACTGAAAGAAGTTGAGAAAGCATACGGGCAGGTTACGAAAAAAGCGGAAGGTTTCGGCGGTTCCCTTCTTTCCTTGAATAAGATAAAAACGGTTCTGGCCGGTGTGTTTGTCACTATCGGCGCAATGATAACCGGGCAGATTGTCGGCGGGCTAAGGGATGCGATCAGTACTATTATAGAGTTCGAGAAGAAAAACAGTACTTTGGCCGCTATCCTGGGAACCACGAAAAAGAGTATTAAGGATTTAACGGATGAAGCGCGCCGGCTGGGTGCCACTACTTCTTATACGGCCGCACAGGTAACGGCACTTCAGATAGAGCTTGCCAAGCTGGGATTTTTCAAAGAGGATATTAAAGCGATGACGCCTTCCGTGCTGAAATTCGCTAAGGCGGTGGATACGGACCTTGCCTCGGCTGCTACGCTTGCCGGTGCAACATTGCGTATTTTCAACCTTGATGCGGAAGATACGGAACGGGCTGTTTCTACTATGACTATGGGATGTAACGCATCCGCTTTAAGTTTCGAGTACTTAAATACGGCAATGTCTATTGTTGGGCCGGTTGCTAATTCTTTCGGGTTCACGATCGAGGAAACGACCGCCCTTTTGGGTGCTTTGGCAAACAGCGGTTTCGACGCTTCATCGGCAGCGACGGCAACACGTAATATTTTGCTTAACCTGGCTGACGGTAGCGGCAAACTCGCACTTGCTCTCGGTGGTCCGGTGGATAATCTGGAAGACCTGGTAAAAGGACTTAAAAAATTAAACAGTGAAGGAATAGACCTTAATAAGGCACTGGATTTAACGGATAAACGTTCGGTTGCCGCATTTAATACCTTTTTAAATGGTACTGATACCGTTTTAAATCTCCGTGATGCAGTAACCGGAGCCGAAGAGGGATTTAACGCTATGGCGGAGGAAATGGGTGATAATGTACAGGGTGCATTAAACCGGCTAAGTTCAACTATCGAAGGGGTAGTTTTACGTTTCTATGAATCGAAGGGTATTCTCCGGGATTTAATAGACCTCGTTACGCTTATGGTGGAAGGTGTGGGTGGTATGATCGACATGTTTAATAAATGGGGTGTTGTCACTTATACCGTTACCGCTTATTTGGTTTCTTACTATGGAGGAGTGAAAATCGCTACCATGTGGCACGCCCGTTTTAAAACGGCGACCCTTGCTTCGGTCGTTGCAGAGAAAGCGCACGCCGTACAGCTTTATATCAGCCGGGCGGCTACTCTGACTTATGCGGCAGCCCAGGCGCTATTACACAAGAATACTACCAGATGTACCGCTGCACTTCGGTTAATGAGGATCGAACTTTTGAAGAATCCATATACGGCCCTGCTCGCGTTACTCGTGGCAGTCGGTGTTGCTATCTACCAGCTTGCAAAGAAGACGGAACAGGCTTCGGCAGCGATGAAGGCCCACCAGGAAGTCGTAAAGAAAGTGAATGAAGAATATGCCAGCCAGGAAGCAAAAATAAAAACTCTTGTAGCTGCTATCAATGATGAGAACCTTTCCAACTACACCCGTAAACAAAGGCTTGCGGAATTAAAAGAACTGATACCGGATTATAATGCGGAATTGAATGAAGAAGGCAGGCTCATAAACAACAACAAGGAGGCTATAGATCAATATTTAGTTTCCTTGGAAAAACAAATCAAGTTGAAAGCTTACCAGGAGGAACTGGAAGAATTGTACAAGAAAAAAAGGAATCTTGAAAGCCAGGAATCAGAGCAAAGCGACGCTTACTGGGACACCCGTCAGCAAAATACATTGTCAGGATATAACCGGAACAGTCTTACCGCTAAAATAAGCCGTTTATTTGGTACGGAAAAAGAGGCTAACCAGTTGAAAGCCCTACAGACAACACAGAAGGATTTGGCCGGTATAGAATCAGCAATCGCCCAGATCAATAATGATATCTTAAAAACAGAGGCGACGGCCACTTCATTAACCGGAACCAATAAAGAAAATATAAATACTGAAACATCCCTTATAAAGAAACTGGAGGCCGAAAAGAAAAAGGTTCAGGAGCAATGGGCGGAAGACAGCGAAGCGAATATTGCCAAGAAAAACAAGGAAATAGAACGTATCGACGCCGAAATAAAACGTTTAAACGAACTGGGGAAGATCAAAAAGAAAGCGGAAGCCGGGGAGTATAAAAATACGGAAACGGATGCCACATTAAAACCTCTGGAGATCGAGCACGAAAAACGTATGCTTCTAATCAAACAGAACCGGGAGAAGGAAAATAAGACGGAAGCCCAATACATTCTCGAAGGGACGGCGGAAAACCTTCGCTATTACCGGGAACGTCTCGACGCCCTCCAGAAGCTGGAAGCAAAAACGCCGGCCCAAAAGAAGAAGTTACTCGATGAAATCCACAAGCTCGAAACGGAAGCACAGACGGCCATTTTTACGGAAACCGGCAAGCAGGAGGACGCCCGTATAAAACTGGTACAGGAGAAACGGGATGAACGGTTAAAGATTGAAACCGCCTATTACAATGTCCAGAAGGACACCATGGAAAAAGCGGTATTAAACCAAAGTATCTCGCAGGAAGCCGCCGACGCCTATATGCTGGAAGTTGAAGCGGAGCACGCCGCAGAACTTCTGGAGATAAACCGTACTTACCAGAATGATATTGCCGCTTTGGAAATTACCGGCAAACAGAAACGTATAGAAACAGCGACGGAAGCGGCCGACGCCGTGCGTGAGTCTGAAATGAAGTTATTGCATGATCGGGTGGCTATCGCGCAAATGGTGGAGTTGCTGACATCCGACAAATCCGGGACCGAAGGGATGAAAGAACGGTACGATAAGGAGGTAAAGGCGGTAAAAGCCAAATACGATGCCGCCATTGCCATAGCAAAGGCCGCCGGTCTTTCTACCGTGGAGCTGGAGAAGGCGAAACAACAGGCGATAAAACAGCTGGATTTCCAGTACCAGAATGATCTTTACCAGATACAGGCGGAAATCGGGACATCTTGGAGCCAGGAGTACGACCACGAACTGGCAATGTTGGAAAATATGCACGCCCAGGGGCTGATTGACGAAAAGACATATCAGAAAAAAAGGCTGCAACTGGGAATACAACATGCTAAAAAATACTTTGACTTTTATTCCGGTCTTGCTTCTTCCGTGGTGGAATCCATGCAGCAGGCAGAAATCGACCAGGTGGAAGCAAAATACGATGTTCTCATACAGGAAGCCGAGAACAACGGGGAAGATACCGCCGCCCTGGAAGAAGAGAAGGAAAATAAGAAACTGGAGATTCAAAAGAAGTATGCGGATGTAAATTTTGCTATCAAGTGTTCCCAAATCATAGCAGATACGGCCGTTTCGATTATGAAGGCGACCGCCGATCTTGGACCGATTGCCGGAGCCGTTGCTGCGGCAATGCTTGCGGCCACTGGTGCCGCCCAACTTGCAGCGGCTAAAGCAGAACGGGACAAAATTAAAAACATGTCTGTAAGTAATACCACCGGCAGCAAGACCGCCACGGCTGAACGTGTTGTTTCCGGTTCTTCCGGTGGTGGGTATTATGAAGGCGGTTACACCGGTCCCGGCGGACGTTATGAAGTGGCCGGCGTGGTTCATAAGGGGGAATATGTGGTACCACAGCCGGAAATGAATAATCCTAAAGTAATCGACGCTGTTAGCACTATCGAAGCGATCAGGCGGCAGCGTACCAATGCGAACCCGTTGCCACAGAATCCGGGTGAATATGCGGAAGGCGGTTACGTTACCTCTTCTGCAGGGGGTTCTTCCTACCGGGAGTTCCTGAAAGCGGCAAAGGAGCTGCGCGCCTCCTGTGAGGCTATCAAATTGATAAAGGCCTATATCGTTTACCAAGATTTGGAGAAGGCTAAAGAAACTATAGATAACGCCCGCGACACCTTTACACGCGGAAAATAAGTAATCATTATGCTAAAGATTAAGACGAACAAAGGTTATCTGGATTTAGGAGGTGACTTTACCGTACAGATTGACGAGAAATCCCCCGTCATGAACGACCGGGGATCACAAACCGTACCGGTTACGGTTCCATGTACCGGCAACAATGCTAAAATAATCGGCTTTGCCCACCGTCTCGATATGGGTATAAAGCCGATGAATGAAGATCAGGCATGTACGGTACTGGACGGGGTATATAAACGTACCGGGAAGATAAATATCGTTTCCGCCGGTAAAAAAGAAGGCATTACCCTTAACATCGGTTTTGACAATTCGGAAGCCTACAATGCCTGGAAAGCAAAGAAACTAAATGCTATTACATTACCAGTGAAGGAATATAGCAGCGTTAATTCTCTTTGTGCGCATTTGCAACAAGTATTAGGAGGTTATCAGACTGATTATGCCGTATTCCAGATTATGACCGGTAACGATTCGAAAGATAACCAGTCTTACCCCAAATACCTGAATTATATCACGCCTGTTTCAGAAGGAAGTAAAGTTTATCGGTTACGTTATCAGGCAAGAACGGAAACTTTCTTAGTAAATGGAACTCCAACTGCCGTAACACTTCCGGAAGGTTACGGCGTAACGGCCTTTTTATATGTATGGCGTGTGCTGGAACTTGTTTTTTCTGAATTTGGATATACCATAATCGAAAATCCTTTTAAGACGGATAAACAACTTTATAATCTGGTAATCTTGAATAATGCGGCCGACTGTTGTGTTAAAGGAAAGCTTTCTTACGCTGATTTAATGCCGGATTGTACGGTAGAGGACTTTTTAAACGCCCTGTATGTACGTTTCGGACTGGTTTATAATGTTTCTTCCGATACGAAAACGGCCACTTTAAGACTGATCCGGGATATTGTGGATGATGTTCCGGACATTGATTTATCCCGTAACCTGACAGACGAACCTTTAATAACTTATGAAACGGCCCGGCAAATGAAGTTATCGGCCAAAACTTCCTTTACCGGTGCGACCCCCTCTGTTGAACGGTTTGAAGACTACTTAAAGGATCAGGAAGTGGCCCGCTTGGCGAGAGTTGACGTTTCCCAAAGGGTGATACACCTTAATTATGAGGAAACAACGGGGCGCTGGTTCAAATGGGATGAAGACAACAAGCGTCTTACTTATTCTTCATCGAGTTTCTTTTCCTGGGACCGGAAAAGCGACAGTATTGAAGATAACGAATTAACCAGCGACGACGAATGCGTTCCAATGGATTTTGCCCCGAATGATATTCTTTCCCCTCAATATCTGGCCGATTACGTACACCGTTACACGTATCTTAAGACATCCTCCAATAATGATGATGAAGATTCGGAGAAAGTGGAAACACCGTTATCCTTCGTGTTTGCGTTTACATCCTCACAGAATAGTAAATATCCTTTCGGTTCTGTGTTGCCTTATATTGCCGAGGGTGAGGAAGTCGTATTAAAAGACGGAAGTAAACATACGATATCGCTTTTATTTCAATATAAGAACGGCCTGTTTATAAACTTCTGGAAAAAATACGATGCCATAATAAGACACTCTTTCAACCAGGTAGAAGCAAATACCCTGTTACCAGTCCACCAACTTATGAGCATGGATATATTGACACCTGTAGCCCTGCGGGGACAATATTTGCTTTTTGACGGACTTTCTTATTCGCTTCCGGCAAATAAGATTGTACCTGTCGATCTGACATTAAGAACACTCCGGTTAATAGCTCCCTATAATCTTGATGAAGAACATTTTATTAAAGATTTCGGTAGTACTTTATATGTCTGGAAACTGGTTCGTAATACCCAGGCGGAAGTGCAAGAGAATAAAAAGCAGGAGGTATTGAACTACTTGAAAGGTTTAGGCTTTACTATTGAGAATGAACGCTATTGGACCATAACGGACGGTTTTACAAATCCTGAGACGGATGATTATATAATAGAAAATCCGCCTACCTCTGAAAATGATACGCTGACGAGGGATTACCAGTTCCAGTTAAGAGTGAATATAAATTATATACAGAATGATCCGGAGGCAACTACCGGAACTTATAATGAAACATTTACCCTTTCGTATATAGGGGAGTTCATCTCCGTTATATATTCCGGTTAATCCCCGTCCTTTACTCTTCTTTTCATAAACCCAACTTTTGCACCATGGAAAAGCAGAATAACATCGTACTTGCCCCGTCGTCTTTACAGGTGACGGAGCTTTATAAGCTTTGGAGGGAAAATCATTCGGGGAAGCTCACGGACTTTTACAAGTTCCTGACGTCTGCCACGGATCAGCGCGACCGCTTCCTTTCCGGGCTTGAAAATAAGAGTGAGTTTAACGGAATATTCATCGTTAACACCTTTAAATTATGAGTTTGATAGCAAGTATTGATCCGACGGAAAACGCCTTTACCGGAAACCCTGTTTATCTTTCGGTAGAAACTACTTCTATGGTGACGTATAATATTATGCACTGTTTAAACTTTGAATACCGGAGGTCTTTATTTACCGGCAACGGTAACGGAAGTTTCAAGGTAAATATTGCCGAGGTTCTGGAAACAGTGTTTGAGGATATCCCCGTTTTAAGTGGAAGTAGTGATATATTGATAAGCCTTTCTTCCGGCTGCTATAACAAGGCTACTATCATGATTATCATGCAGAATGAAGAAGCGGAAACAGCAACCCTGGTTTTAGCCGCCTGGCGTGGAGGTATCGGCAAACGGTCTTTCAAGAAACTGCATGAAGAGGGTAATAATATCTTTTCTTTGAAGTTTTTGAATGAATCTTGCAATTTCTTCTTTACCACCCGGAGCAATGACTGGCGTATAACGATGCGCGAGACGGAACTTTACCCGCTCTGTTTCATTTATCCGGAACATGAGCTGAAAATAACGGAACTTCTTACCGGTCAAAGCCTTGCAGTGCCAGGCCGGGTGGAGAACTTTTGCGCTTTGAACTTGGAGGCCGTAAGACTTAAATTCTTTACCGATTACGGGGTACTGGCCAACCTTTTTGACGTGTATAGCGGTGATATGTTCGCTCTCCGGATCGGGATCGAGCAAAGCCCGACGGTCCGCGAGCGTTACCGGCTCCGGTTCCTGAACAGTTACGGGGTTTACGAGGTGTTTTCCCTGGAAGGCGAGGCGAGCGTAACTCCCGGCATGGATGAAGACGAAGACGCTGTTTTCCGGCGTTACGATGAAATTACCGATGATTATTATTCGGATCGCATACGGACGGAGATACAGGAGGCCGTAACGATTAAGACGGGATTCAAACGCCCGCAGGAAATACGCTTTCTTCTTGACCTGCTTTCCTCCGATGATGTCTACCTGTCTGGTTACGGTCAGGAAGAGATCAAGGTAATTCCTTCGGCGGAAGAGTTTTCTTATCGTGTCCGCCCTGACGCGCCGCAGAACGTGACGTTAAAGCTCACGTTTGCCGAGAAGGAGTCCAACTGGACGGGAGAAATCACGGAAAGCGGCTACCGGAAACCGAGCGTTCATTCCAAAGAGTTCAGCAAACAATTTAACTAATGTATCTATATGGCAACACAGGAGTATATCGATGATCTTATTATAGTCATTGAAACCGCGGAGGACGCGGAAAGCGTTACTAACCAAATGGTAGCGGCGGTTCTTGACTTTTTAAACGTGAACCTGAAAAAGGTTTCCCAGGGTGAGGAAGTCTTGGAAGAGGAAGCCGCACGCATTGCCGCCGATGCAGCATTGCAGAAGGCTATCGACGCCGTTTCTCTACGTATCGACCGGCTTGTCGGTGACAACGCTTCCCAGGCAATCGACAACTTTAACGAAATTCTTAATTTTCTGAACGGGCTTAAAGATAGTGATTCGCTGGCCGCATTGCTGGCTGATATCAACGCCCGTATCGGCAGTGAAGACGGTTCGGAGAGTGAAGACGGTTCCCTTTGGGGAAAGCTGAAAAGTCTGTCCCAGGATATTAGCAGTTGTTCCGAGGACATAAGCACGTTGCAGATAGACCGTGACGAAATGAAACAGAAGTTGCAGGAAACTTCCGGGCGTCTGTCTTCCACCTTTACCAATGTAAACAACCTTTTGAATGCCGGCAGCGTTTATAGTGATCTGTCGGGGGTGTTTGCAGCATTGAAAACAGCGGGGAAGATTGACGATGTCCGAAAAAACGGGGTGATCCTTTCTTTCCTTACTGCCGACGGCTGGGTGACGAAACAATTTAAAGGCAATCCGGACACGGATTTTGAGAATGTCGAAAAATGGGAGGATTTCGGCAGCGGCGGTTCGGGCGGCGGGAATACCTATAACGTAACCGGTAGTGTGCCGCTTACGGAAGGTTTCTATACCCTGGCTTCCGCCATTGCCGCAGTACCGGAGAAGTGGCGCGGCCGGGGGCGTGTTATCACTTTTGAAACATCGCTCGGCAAATGGGAAACGTTCCAGTTTACCGGAACCGCCCTGGATGTCTGGGACCAGGAGGCGAGCTGGGAAGAGTTCGGCGGCAAAGGAACGGTAAAGAGCGTAACGGTAAACGGCGAGAAACAGACGCCGGACGCAGCAGGTAATGTGAATGTGAACGTGGATATCCTGGAAGTGGACGAAACTTTGTCTTTAGATTCCACCAATCCGGTAGAAAACAAGGTAGTAACAGCCCGTTTTAACGAAGTGGACGCTTCCACGCTGTTCAATGTAAATGCGGAGGTAAGCGAGGATGAAACATCCGTCCGTCTGTCTTTCCAGAACAAAAGCGGAGCGGAAATTACCGCCGTGGATATCCCGGCCGGTTCCGGTGGAGGTTCCGGCGAAACGGTGGCTACTAAAATTGTCTTAAATGCGGCTGTAGATAATGCGATCATAAAGGAAGGCGGAAACGCCCGTCTTACTTATACGTACGATCACCAGTACACCACGGGGGACGAAAAGGGGGAATCTACCGGGCAAAAGGCAGATATCACCGTTACGATCAGGCGTGGAACAACTACCATGTATTCCCAGACGGTCAGCGATGTTTCCAAAGGCAGTTACGAACTGGACCTTTCAAGTTACTTGCTTGTAGGGAATACCGATATTTACGTAGTGGCAACCACAACCGATCCGACTACCGGCAAGAAACAGACCCGGCAGGCGTATACATCCGTGAAGGTTGTCAGCCTTTCCCTTACCAGCTCTTACAATCTGGCCGGGGCCATAGCCGCAGGCGGTTATACTCTGGCCGACACGATTAATATCCCTTATGCCGTCAGCGGTTCCGGAACAAAGGTCGTCACGCTTTATCTGAACGGCCAGCAACAGAACGCGCATACCATTACAAGATCGGGAACGACAAACGGCAGTTTCAGTTTGTCCCCCTCTTCGCTTGTGACCGGCCGGAATACTGTTCAAATGGTTGCCGAAATGGAGGCTTCCGCCGATCTCGTGTTAAAGTCTGAAAGTATCTACATCGACATCCTGAAATCCGGAGGAACGGCACCGTTCATCGGCACGATGATAAGTTTCCCGGACGGTCGTATTTTTACGGAGGATCATCTTGTTCCGCGCCTGGAAGCGGGGCAGTATGAACAGGTGAAATTTGACTTTGTGGCTTATGATCCCGATGCGACGCCGGCCCAAATGGACGTTTACCGGGACGGGGTGAAAACGCAGTCTGTCAGTGTGGCCCGTACTACGCAGACATATACCAACCGTTTTACGGAGCAGGGCGAGATCAATATGAAATTTAAGACGGGAGCCACGGAATACCCGTTTTATATCGACGTGAGCGAAAGCGGTATCGACTTGCAGGAAACTACCGCCGGGCTTGTACTGAAACTTTCGGCAGCCGGGCGGAGTAACAGTGAATCCGATCCGGGAGCCTGGGATTATGGCGACATACATACGACGTTTGCGGGTTTCGATTGGAACAGTAACGGCTGGACGGGTGACGCCCTGAAACTTACGGGAGGCGCGAAGATTGAAATAGGGTACCGGCCGTTCTCCACGGATGCAACCACTACCGGGGCTACCTACGAAATGGAAATTCTTTGTTCGTCGGTAACGGACCGGCAGGGGGTGATACTGGACTGTATGGCCGGTGATATCGGTTTCCAGATGACAACGGAGCAGGCTCTTATGCGCGTTTCCGGCGGTACGGAAGTAGGCACGAAGTTTGCAAGCGACATGAACCTGAAAATAGCCTTTGTTATAGGAAATAAAGCCGGCAACCGGTTACTGGAACTTTATGTAAACGGCATACGTTCCGGAGCAGTGCAGTATGGGGCTACCGAAGGACTACTGCAGGCGGAACCGGTGAACATCCGTTTGTTCAGTGATACGGCGGATGTGGAGATCAGGAATTTCCGTATTTACAACCGTGCGCTTACGGATGATGAAGAATTGAACAATTACATGGTAGACCGGACTACGTCGGACGAAATGGTCCTGTTATTTGAAAGGAACGATGTTACGGGGGACAACGGTACGGATATCGACATAGACAAGCTACGCGCCCAGGGAAAGGCGGTTATGCGGATCGTCGGTGACGTGAACCTTGTCAACGCTACCAATAACAAGAAATTCGAGGTTCCGGTCGATGTCTATTTTTATAGCCCGTACGGTAAGGAGTATGATTTTGTAGCAAGGAATGTCGGTCTAAGAATACAGGGTACGTCATCCACCACTTATCCGCGTAAGAACTACCGGTTATATTTTGACCGCAGCGACAAATACGGTACCACGCTGGAAGTTAACGGCGTGGATGTGCCGTCCCTGAAATACTGTTTCAAACCGGGGGCACGGCCGATCAGTATATTCTGTCTGAAAGCGGACTTTTCCGATTCTTCCGGTACACATAATACCGGTGCGGTGCGTATTGTGAACGACGTTTGGAAGAAGTGCGGGTGGCTGACACCGCCGCAGGCTGCATATAAGGGGGAATATGACGTACGTATAGGCGTAGACGGTTTCCCTATGGACCTGTTTTATGACAACGACGGCACCGGTGCGAATACTTATCTGGGAAAATACAATTTCAATAATGAGAAGTCGGGAAGTGAGATCATTTACGGTTTTGAAGGAATTGAAGGATTCAACGACGAAGCGGCTTTGAGCGGGCAACGTAACAAATGTATCTGCCTGGAGTTCTTGAATAACTCCGAGGCCCTTTGTTTGTTCGGGACTACCGACATGTCTTCTTTTGATGATGCGCTGGAATTTCGTTTCAAGGCGGATACTACCTGGGCGGATGCACACGAGGAAGATAAGGCAGCAGTTATAAGGATTTGGAACTGGATTGATTCATGTAAAGACGATCCCTCCAAGTTCTTGGAGGAGTATAACCAGTATTTCGGTAATGACAGTCCGTTTGCTTGGTATCTGATTACCGATTACTTTATGGCCGTGGATAACCGGACAAAAAATATGATGCTGGCGACCTGGGACGGCCTGATCTGGTATTTCCTTCCTTATGATATGGATACGTTGCTCGGAGTGCGTAACGATTCGGTACTGAAATACGAATATACCATTACCCATGAAAGTTTTGACGATAGTATCGGCAGTTATGCTTTTGCCGGCCATGATTCCGTTTTATGGGAACTGGTACGGTCTTGTCCGGACAAATTGCGTGAAGTGGCGGAAACCTTGCGTAGCAATATGAGCCTTGAATATGTCCTGCAAGTATTTAACGAGGAACAAATGGGCAACTGGTGCGAGCGGATTTATAACAAGGATTCGGAGTATAAATACATCCTTCCGCTTACCGAAGGTGTGACAACCAGCAGCGGAACCAGTTATTATAATTATCTGTATGCCTTGCAGGGCAGCCGTTACGCACACCGTACTTATACCATTCAAAACCGTTTCGCCCTTCTAGATAGTCAGTATGTGGCCGGTACTTACCGCCGTGACAGCTTCGCGGCTTATTTCGGGTACAAGTTCGGCAGCGATAATCGGAAAGTTCGGATTACAGCCTCTGAACGGTACTATTACGGGTACGGGTACACGTCCGGAACACCGCACCAAAGCGCGGTACTTGCAGAAACGGCCGGTAGTGTGGTGGAACTGACAATGGACACGGATTTAATAGTAAACGATCCGCAATATTTCTACGGTGCAAGCCGTATTCGCGGGCTTGACCTGACGGATGTAGCCCACGCCATTGTCGGCACGTTGAACCTGAACAACTGTACGGCCCTGCGTGAACTGAATGTCAGCTGTGAGGCCGGACAGATTACACTTAACGCCCTTCTGGTGGGTAATTGCCGTAACCTTCGACAACTCGACATATCCGGGCTTAAATCCTCTTCCTTTACCGGTATGGACCTTTCAAGCAACACCAAACTTGAAACCTTTCTGGCCGGTGATACATCCCTTACCGGTGTGACATTCGCCGGCGGTGCGCCTCTGGCCGTTTGCGTCCTTCCCGAAACTTTGCAGACGCTGGAACTCCGGTACCTGAACAAATTAACCAATGAAGGGCTGCAACTGGAAGGCACGGCAAATATCACACGCCTTGTGATTGATAACTGTAGCCTGATCGACTGGAACACGTTGTTACAGCAATGCAGTGCGACCAACTACCTACGAATTACCGGTATAGATATGGACGGGGACGGAAGTTTGCTTCGCGGGCTTATGACAATGGGCGGCGTTGATGAAGACGGGGGAAACGTGCAGACGTGCCGCCTGGTAGGTACGTACCGGCTTACCCAGTCCATGTCGGACGAAGAGTATGCCGCCACCTGTGCTCATTTCCCGGAACTGAATATCATTCAGCCGCAGTTTGTCTGCATAAAAATAGACCAGACGGTAGAGGACGGGGAAAAGATTACAAACCTGGATAACTCCACCGGATATGATTATAGTACGGAATTTACCCCGTCTTCCCATATCCTGGAAGTGCTGGCGAAAAGGCATTGCGTTCTGGCCAAAAAGACGGCGGAGGGTGAAATGACCTGTTATCCGCTTCATGATGAAAGCCGGAACAAATACGCCGATAGTGACAGCGTGGAAAACGCCACGGATGCAGTATTAACCGGATCGGAAGGCGAAGTTTACGTATATGAGCCTCATTACTGGTACAAGGGAGTAACGGACGTGCTGAACCAATGTCTTTACGGTTTTATTTCAAGCAATGAGGATGCGCCGGCAGCGGCAGGGTATACCAGTGTAAAATTTACCCGCGAAGAGCTGGATGTAACGGAGGGGATCGGGATTCGTAAGAATACGGATTATACGACCATTGAAGAGGCGAAGAATGAATACGAATCCGGATCGTTCGCCCTGGTGGACGTCCGGGATTACAAGCAGGTTCGTTTTCCCGGTCTGGCTTCCACTCTTTACGGGGCTGTATTTATAGATGATACGGGCAAGATAGTAAGTCGGATCAGCGTTTCAAACGCAAATGGTTTTATCAATGGTATGTACCTGTTTTGTGCCGTTCCCGCAGGGGCTACGAAACTGGCCTTTACCTTCCTTAATTCGGCGACCTTCGATTTCGTTTTACTTACAACGTCGGAAAGTGTGGAAGCGATCGAGCCGGACTGGGTAGAGCATACGGAATGTCTGGGCGGTGCTTATGAAGCCTACCTGATTGATGATGTGTTGCGTTCTGTCAGTGGTGTTTCAAGTGTGGCAACCATTTCACAGAGCCAGGCAGTCAAATACGCCCAGAACCGGGGCAAAGGTTTCCAGCTGTTTGACTGGGAAATGCACAAGGATGCGGGTAATCTGCATTTCTTTAAGTACGGTAATACCGATTCGCAGGGAGTTTGCGGATATGGAACAGGCAATTACCAGAAAGTGACGGGCCTTACAAATGCGCTGGGGATGCGTGATACGGTTTCTTATTATAAGGAAAAAGGCGGTTCCAATCCACAGGCGGAAGGTGCTTACCGGGACGGTGTAAATTATCAGTCCGTCAATGTACTGGGGTATGAGAATTTCCAGGGAAACAAGTCGGAATGGTTGCAATATGTCACGGTAAACAAGACAGCAGTGGACGGAAGGTGGTTTATTACCATGCCGGACGGGACGGAACGTATTGTACAGGGAATTACTGTTTATAATGCGGATATTTATCCTACCCACATGGTTTGGGGCCGGTATATGGATTTGATTGCAGCCAAAGAAGGCGGTTCCACTTCTTCACATTGGTTCGACAGGTTCTATGTGGGTACCGGGCTTTCTCGTGTGGTGGTTCGGTCGGTCAGCGGCGCGAGCGCGTTGGGCGGTGTTTCGTGTGCGGGCGCGAATAACGATTCATCGAACACGGGCGCGAACATCGGTGTTCGCCTTGCCTTCAGGGGCATCATACGCTGGGCGGGCAGCGTCGCGGCCTTTAAAGCCATAAATCAGGCTGATTAAGATAAAAAACAGCAACGTAAAGCGTTGTGCGGGTAGCGCGGGCGTCCGGAAAGTAAGACGGGCGCCGGTACTTCCGAAAAGTACAAAGGCGGATTTCCTCATATACACTCGTGTGGTGTATCGGTCGAACAACAACGCGAACGCGTTGGGCGGTGTTTCGTATGCGAACGCGAATAACGATTCATCGAACACGAACGCGAACATCGGTGTTCGCCTTGCAAACAATTAGAATAAAGAAAAAGCGCATAAGCCTTAAAGATTGGCGTACAACAGTGGGGACGTGTCCCCGGCGTGGAGCCAAGAGGAATGAGCCTCGCCAACAGCAGCCGTTTACGGCTGGAAAGGGGAAAAATAAAGCGCAGGGCAATGGGGTTTGGTAGGAACTTTTTTTCGAAGAAGCCCGGCCCGGGGAATTGAAGGCTGATTTAATTATCATGTGGAGAGAAGATAATATTATAGAAGAGATTGTCGAGGACTCCAATATAGAGGACGCCATAAAAACGGTATTGCGCAAAAGAAGACGAAAGCGCAGCTTTGCCGGGCGTAGAATACTGGCGGATGTCCCGAAGGCGGTAGAGAGGATCAGAAAGCGGATCAAAAGTGGGCGGTTCAAGCTCGGAGGATATCGGGAGATGACCGTAGACGACGGGCCGAAAGTAAGGACCGTACAATCGGTTTCCCTGGAAGACAGGATCGTTCTTAACGCCGTTATGAATGTGGTGGACCGGCATTTGAAAGTACGTTTTATCCGGACTACTTTCGCATCCATTAAAAAAAGGGGAACACATGACCTTTTACAGTATATCGTTAAAGATATAAAGGCTGATCCCGAAGGAACCCTGTTCGGGTACCAGTTCGATATAACGAAATTCTATGAGAGCGTAGACCAGGACGTTTTACTGGATGCAGTGAAAAAGATGTTCAAGGATAAAATATTGATCGGAATCCTGGAAGAGTGCATCCGCATGATGCCTAAAGGCGTAAGTATCGGGTTAAGATCATCACAGGGGCTTTGTAATTTGCTTCTGTCTATTTACCTGGATCATCGATTAAAGGATCAGGAGGCAGTAGCACATTATTACCGGTATTGTGACGACGGTCTGGTGCTTTCCGGTAGTAAGAAATACCTTTGGAAGGTTAGGGATATCATTCATGAACAGGCCAGGAAAGCCCGCCTGGAGATTAAAAGTAATGATACCGTTTTCCCGATCACCGAAGGTATCGACTTCCTGGGATATGTAACCCGCCCGGATCATGTGCGGTTAAGGAAGCGTAACAAACAGAAGTTCGCCCGCAAGATGCACAAGGTTAAAAGCAGGAAACGTAGGCAGGAGCTGACCGTCTCATTTTACGGGCTTACAAAACATGCCGATTGCAAGAACTTATTTTATAAACTAACAGGAAAGAAAATGAAAAAATTAAAAGATTTGGGCTACAAGTACAAGCCTAAAGACGGACGGAAACGATTTACCGGGGCAAGGATCAAGTCGCCTGAACTGATGAACAAGGATGTGATCGTACTTGATTATGAAAAGGATGTTCCGACGAAAAACGGAAACCGGACTGTTATAAAGCTGGAACTCGACGGCAAGGAGAGGAAGTATTTTACCAGCCTGGAGGAAACCCTTTTCATTTGTGAATCAGCGGCAAGAGACGGAGAACTGCCTTTTGAAGCACATTGCGAAGGTGAAGTAAGTGAAAAAGGATTGATAATTATACATTTTACTTGAAATGATACGAATTTATGCAGACAGCAAGGCGGAACCGGTAAGATGCACCAACCGCCGCCGGGGAATCTGGCGTATTACGTGGGATTACCAGGAAACAGAGACAGCAGAAGGAGTGCAACGTAGTTACATGGAAGAGACGTTCGATCATCTACCCGCACTGGCAGAAATCAAGGCGGTTATTAATGAATGGTATAACCGGAAGATAACCGACACGATCGAAAGCGGGTACGTATGGAACGGCCTGAAAGTCTGGCTTTCCATGGAGAACCAGATGAATTATAAGACGGCGTACGATCTTGCCTTGCAGACAGGCGGGGAAAACCTTCCTGTTACTTTCAAGCTCGGGGAAGAAGACAACCCGACGTTTTACGAGTTTGCAAGTATGCAGCAACTACAAGAGTTTTACACCGGTGCCGTGAAACATATACAGGAGACACAAAAGGAAGGCTGGGAACTTAAAAAGGCTATAGACTGGAGTGTTTATACGTTGGAGTAGAAAAGCGAAAGGTGGAAGCGGAAAACACGTTTCCCCCTTTCGCTTTTGGGGTTATAACATATCATCAAAGGCGTGTATTCCCACTTCGCGTTCATCCTCCAGAACATGTGCGTAAACCATTGTCATAGTTATAGAACTATGCCCCAAAAGGTGGGATAGCGTTACGATATCATGTGTTTTCTTATAATACAGGGTAGCGAATGTATGCCGTCCGGTCTTTGAACTGATATCCTTTGTTATTCCTACTTTACCGGCTATAGTTTTCAGTACCCGGTTTATATCCTGATCCGTGGGAAGGTTCATAAACAAGTTACCTTTTGTACGTCCGGCCCGGTAATATTCATAAATATAACGTGCCGGGTCCGATAAGGGTACAGTTACCGGTATTTTGGTCTTACCTCGTGTGTAGTGTAGTTCATTCCCTATGAACTGGTTTATCTGCAATGCTTTTGCATCGCCTATATGCAAAGAAGTAAAACAAAGAAACAGAAAAAAGCGGAGTACGTTCTGGGTACATTCTTCCAGGCGGCCGGACCGGTACAAGGCGGTCAGGCGGAGCAGCTCTTCTTCCGTCAGGTATACGACTTCGCTTTTGGGGCGGCGTATCTTTATGGCCGCGAACGGGTCCTGTTCCATATAACCGCCGCGTATGGCGGCACCTACATATATTTTGATAGTAGCCATGTTACGCCATGCCGTAGAATCCTTGTTACCTATTTTGCGAAGATATGCAAAGAAAGACAGGAGAAATTCATGGGTAATCTCTGAAAATACAAGGCCGGGGGCGAATGTTTCCAGTTTCTTGATGATAGAAACGTGATGTTTCCAGGTACCGAAAGAAATTGTTTTGCTAATTTGTTTGAGGTAAACCCGTGCAAAATCAAAGAAGGTACCAAAATCGGAAGGATTGTTATACCGGCGGAAGAAACTTTCTTTTGTCAGCGTCTCATTTTTAAGACGGGCACGAACAAATATGTCGCTTACACGTGACCGGATGTTTGAGATGATTAAATTTTTGTCTTTACTCTCTTTGTCCCGGCCTTTTATCACTTCGTTTTGCTCGTCCCATTCTTTGGACGTGACACTTAACCTTACCGCTATCCTTATTTTCTCACGGTTGATATAAAATTCCACATACAGGGGGAGCCGGTCGGTTTTGCCTTTTTTGCCTTGTCTTACAACTCTTATTGCCGTCATTTTTATATGCCTATTTTATGCCTGTAGAGGGGATATGCCTACAAATATGCCTACACAGGCAGGTTATTAAAAGTTAAACGGGGCGAAAGTAAAACGTTTAATATCAGCTATTTAAAAGAAAAATCCGATAACATTTAACTGTTACCGGATGTTAACTGTGATTCCGAAGCGATTCGAACGCTTGACCCACGCCTTAGAAGGGCGTTGCTCTATCCAGCTGAGCTACGGAACCAGC